AACCAACTGCACCAGTTGGTCCTATAGGCCCTTGAACTCCATTAAAACCTATAGCTCCTTGAGGGCCTGTAGCACCCGTTGGACCAGTGACCGTTGAGGCCGCTCCTGTTGCACCCGTAGCGCCTGTAGGACCAGTTGGACCAGTATCACCTATGCCACCGGGCTCTCCGACCAAACTTCCAATTTGTGCCCATTCAGAGGTAAACCAACCAAAGAGAGCTCCGTCAACTACATAAAGATCTCCCTCTTCACCTGTTGGATGTGCTAGTTCAAATTCTGCATATGTTTCGTAGTACCCCAAAATAACAAGAGGCTCTCCTATTGGGCCAGTAGATCCTGTTGCACCCGTTGGTCCAGTAGATCCAGTCGGCCCAGTTGAACCAGTAGGTCCTACTAAACCAGTTGCGCCTGTCGCACCAGTTGCGCCTGTCGGGCCTGTTGCACCAACAGCTCCGGTAGCACCAGTTGGGCCAATAACTCCAGTCCGGACAATACTCCACACGGAGCCGTTCCACTTCCAGGTGCTGTCACCTGAGGTAAATACGTCATTGATAGACGGGGAGTTTGGGAAATTAATAGCGGTCATTATGCGGCCTCATAGCTTCCTGAAATTGTAATATTATCTGTGCTGGTCCAAGTAAATGGTCCGCCATTGCCAACTGGAACCCATGTAGTTACGGAAGAGGTTGGGGATGGAGTTATAACAGCAAAAGATGTGGTTGATCCTGTGTAGTTACCATTACCAACACCGCCATACCAAGCAGCACCGTCATCAAGAATTGATGCAGAAAGCTGGAAGTTTGAATTATATGCTGTAACTGGCAGACTAAAGTTCCAGTGACCAGAGCCTGGACTTGTTGTTGATCCATATACAAGCTTTGCGTAGAAGAAAACAGTTTTCCCAATCTGCTTATAGCGACCAGAGGCAACTCCGTTACCTAGAGAGAATCCGCCACCATCCGCTGTAATTGTTGGAGTATAGTCAGTCCACGCTGTTAGGTCAGATGCGCCTGCACCAGTCGGTCCTGTATCTCCAGTTGCACCAGTTGGTCCAGTCTCGCCTGTAGCGCCAGTCGCACCTGTTGGCCCAGTATCACCAGTCGCGCCCGTAGGTCCTGTATCTCCAGTTGCACCAGTTGGTCCAGTTGCACCGTCTGCACCCTTAGGGATCCAAATCTCCCATTGGCCATTAGTCAGGTAATCAATTGGGTTACCAAGTTCTCCGCTTGCCTTAGCAAGATAGAGTTGTCCGTCTGAACCTCTTACTACTGCTATGTCTGTTATGTAGCCATTTGTTGGAACATAGTTTCCTAAGTAAACAACTCCAAATCCAGCACCTGTCGGTCCAGTGGCTCCTGTTGGACCAGTAGCACCTTCTGCCCCCTCAGCTGCAAGCAACGTCCAGAATCCAGGTGAAGGAGTGTCTCCGACATTGCCACCATTAGCACCTACACGATACCAAGTTTGGCCTTCGTATGTTGCGACATCGCCAACTGCGTAGGATGCGCCCCCGCTGTAAGCCCCAGTAAAATTCCAAAGAGCGTCTGCACCCGTAGGACCGGTATCTCCAGTCGCGCCAGTCGGGCCAGTTACTCCTACTTCACCTTGAGGTCCAGTTGGTCCTGTCGGACCTGTGTCTCCTGTAGACCCCGTAGGTCCAGTTACCGTGCTAGCTGCACCCGTGGCACCGGTCGGTCCTTGCGGTCCAACAATTTGTCCTGCATCATTCCAGGTTGCGCCATCCCAAACCCAAAGGTTTCCGTCTGACTCTACGATATATGCATCGTTTACAGCTTGACCAGTAATTGCATTTAAAGCTGTAATGTCTGCAACAGTGCCAGCAAAATTTATTGATATTCCTTGAGGCCCTGTTGCACCCGTCGGTCCTGTTACTGTAGAAGCTGCACCAGTTGCACCAGTTGGACCAGTAGGACCAGTTGGGCCTATTGCACCTGTTGGTCCAGTTACTGTAGAAGCAGCACCAGTTGCGCCAACGCTAGAACTAGCCCACTCTACCCAGAAGTTATCGTAGTATGTGTAAACTTTGGCATTTGTAGTATCAAACCAAACATCTCCCGCTGTTACACCTACTGTAGGGGCGGTCTCTGAAGTAGTGAAAGTTCCATCAGCACCTGTTGGACCAGTAGGTCCTGTTGGACCTGTAGCACCAGTTGGTCCAGGAGTAGTTGAAACTGCACCTGTTGCTCCTGTTGGACCGGTTGGGCCTGTTGCACCTTGAAGTCCTGTTAAACCTGCTGGACCAGTTGCACCTGTTGCACCAGTTGCACCGGTTGCTCCGGTTGCTCCTGTAGCACCAGTAGCACCTTGGAGTCCTGTTGTACCAGCAGGTCCTGTTGCACCAGTTGGTCCGGGGACTGTAGAACTAGCACCAGTAGCACCTGTTGCTCCAGTTGGTCCAGTTGGGCCAGTAGCACCAGCAACACCTGTGGCACCCGTTGGACCAGTGACCGTTGAGGCCGCTCCTGTTGCACCCGTAGCGCCTGTAGGACCAGTTGGACCAGTAAAAATTGTATACTCAACATCCCAGACGGTACCATTCCAAGTGTAAGTATTTTCTCCATAGGTGTAGGTTTGACCTAGAGTAGGGAAATTAGGGAAATTAATAGCCATTATGGTGTTCCTCCATCAAGAGCGGAAATATTTATCCAACTAGAGGTGGCTGCATTATATGAAAGGACATCTCCATCTTCTAAGTCTGTAAATGTGACGCTATCAAAATCATCTAAATTTATAAGCCCTGGGTCCAGCGCTGGTCCAGTAGGTCCTTGCGGCGCTGTAGCTACTTGAACCCATTGTGAACTAGTGCCATCCGGAATGTATACATACATTTTTCCGGTCTCGATGTCGTACCAAACTTGACCGTTTTCAGGAGAAGATGGGAACGAGATAGCAAATCGCCCCTGGGCACCAGTAGCTCCAGTTGCACCAGTTGCACCCGTTGGTCCAGTTACTGTTGAAGCTGCGCCCGTGGGACCAGTTGGACCTTCTAAGTTTCCTACATTCTCCCAGTCGGAAGATTCTGAGCTCCACACATATAGGTCTCCGCTATCAACAAAATACCCCTCACCGGGGTCTCCTGTTGGATGTGCGGCAACTAGGGCACTATAGTCTTCGTATGATCCATAGATAGTTACGCCAACACCAGCAATACCTTGAGCACCAGTTGGTCCAGTAGGACCGGCCACTCCTGTAGCTCCTGTTGGACCTGTTACACCTTGAGGACCTGTTGCACCTTGAGCACCAGTAGGACCAGTAACCGTGCTGGCCGCACCAGTCGCACCAGTTGCACCAGTAGCACCAGTTGCACCTTGAAGTCCTGTTATACCAGCGGGGCCAGTCGGTCCTGTTGCTCCGACACCTGTTGCACCTGTTGCACCAGTAGCACCAGTTGCACCTTGAAGTCCTGTTATACCAGCGGGGCCAGTCGGTCCTGTTGCACCAGTAGCACCCGTTGGACCAGTGACCGTTGAGGCCGCTCCTGTTGCACCCGTAGCGCCAGTGGCTCCTGTTGCACCAGTTGCACCAGTTGCACCAGTCGCACCCGTAGCACCAACACCAGTTGCTCCAGTTGCACCCGTAGGGCCTGTAGCACCAACACCAGTTGCTCCAGTTGCACCAGTCGCACCAGTTGCACCAGTAGCACCAGTTGCACCTTGAAGTCCTGTTAAACCTGTAGTACCGGCTGCACCGGTTGGACCTGTTGGTCCTGCAACACCTGTTGCTCCAGTTGGTCCAGTTGGGCCAGTAGCACCAGCAACACCTGTGGCACCAGTTGCGCCAGTAGCGCCTGTAGGTCCAGTTGCACCTGTAGCACCTGTAGCTCCTGTGGCACCAGTTGGACCAGTTGCACCAGTAGCACCAGTTGCACCCTGAAGTCCAGTTAAACCAGATGAGCCCGTCGCGCCTGTTGGACCTGTAGCACCAGTTGGTCCAGTAGGGCCGGTTGCACCGGCCCCCTCTTCCTGGGTTCCGCCAGTCCCTGCTGGCCCTTGTGGACCGGGGGCGGTAACTACTACATATGCAAAATCGTCAGAGAGCATTAGTAAGTTATCTCCGATCTCACTGTTAATTTCCCTGAAATTATTTTTGTAACGTCCCCTTCAGGAGATTCAAGTTCTAGATCGTAAACGTACGATTTTGCAGCTAAAGCGGCTGTCTCTGCTGGAGTTAGAAGTATGTCAACTCTGCCGTCTAGCTCATCTAAAACTATTTGATCGTTTTCTGTAGTCAAAACTTCAATGATATTTGTCGAATCTACAGAGTCTCTTATGTGCATTCGAGCTGTATATTCGCTTAAATTTATAGGTCTTTTTGCTGAATCTTTTAAAAATAGTGCGCGATTTAGCGTGGCACCCTGATCTACAAGGATGTCAAAAACATTTAAATTATAATTACGCACGCGACTGTCCCTCAGGATAGAGTATCCCTTATATTTTACCTGAGTTGCGCCATAGTGATTAACTAGAAGTGGCTAGCCTTGGGCATTACCCTGCTTCCACTCCTCCTGTTGAATTCTCTGCTCTTCTCGGACTTTTTCAATCTCTGCTTCCCACTCTGCTAGGCGCTCCTCCGAATACACGGATTCGGCATAGTCCCAAAAAGCCCCTATAGTGTGCCGGGTCCCTGATTCTACCTTTTTAACCTGATGCACGTTTAGGATGCCTCCGGGGAACGTAATTAGCTGCCCGGCTTTAGGCTTAATTGTCAGATCGTGATCACGGAAGTCTAGCTCCCCACCCTCATAATCATCATTTATATATAGAAGACATACCAATTTGCTCTTTTCCCAGGCTGACCAGTTGCCTTCCATATCTGTGTTGTCAGAGTGGAATGGTGCATATGCACCTTTTTCCCACTTCTGGGCATGATTAGAGACTGACTTTACTGGACGTTCATGGGCATCCTCTACATACTCTTGGAGCCTGTCAGCAAGTTTACCCAAATAGTCTCTGGGTAGCCCGTATTTTTCTAGGTTTGGGTCATCTGGAAGAATGCTCATGCCATATGACTCATAAAAAGCTGACATACTCCATGGGTGATCTGGGTCATTAAAGTAGTTTATAATTTTTTGTTGGTCTTCTAGCGGGATAAAATCATCATAATAAATGATGTCATCTTTAAAAAATTGTTTATTTTTATCTGTCATTTTTACTATCTCCTGTGTAGCCAGTATTTAGGAAAAATCTTTCTGGGTCAAAACGCTGGTTGTCTTTAGAGAACAGCTTAACAGTCTCTAGTATTAGATAATTGTAACTGTCCGAAGCCATACCGTCTTTTATGCTATTAAGTATCTCCGACATTTTATTGTAGTCATCTCTAACAAATACGCACTCTCCTCCCCGGGGTCGTTTTAATATCTTTTCATGAACTCTACCGGTAGGTTCATATAACGTTACAGTCAAAAATTCCTTAGCAAAACCCCAGTCTGTGTAGGCTGCGTAGCCAGTTGCGGCGTCTATTGCATTGTCATAAAAGTATATAGATCTGGCTGGAGACTCCCCGTCGCGGGCAACTGTGAGCATGTAAGAGTCTCCAGCGCCTCTAGATACTTTAGCTTTATATTCTTCAACAAGTACGCCATTGATAGCGTTTAGTTCGTTCACTCTAAATAGCTATCTTTTAGTTCGCCTGACTCTAAGAGTCTGTAATATTCTCCAATAGTCATTCTTTGGTGGAGTACCGGATCTTGAATGGTTAAATCTCTTCTTTTTCTTCTAACTTTTTCAAGCTCTTCGAAAGCTGGACCGTATTTTTCTTTTAATCTTTTATAGTCTTCAGATGCTTCCTCTTCAAAAATCCAATACAGTCGGACCATATATTTTGAGGCTTTTTTAATATTCATTACCCCGTGGTAGTACGGCGGGGTAGATGGGAACATTAAGATATCTCCTGCTTCTGGTTTGTAAAATATTTCTTTGACTACCTTTTTATTGTCTTCCGGGTCAGTTATTCTAAAGTTTATATCCCCGCCCTCATAGTCGTCATTTAGATAGACAACTGCAGTTATCCCAAACTTTTCTCCTGGGTACTCTGCTATTTCTTGTTGGTAGTCTGTATGATGTCTCATGGTTCTACCATCGTTGTCCGCCTCGTTAAACTCTGGTACATCTGGAAAATACCTAGCAACCCCCCAAGTTGGAGCCTTCCATGACGGCAAATAAGTTTTAGTTTCGTTTATGTATATGCTTGACGCATCATAAAAAAGATCAGCAATCTTTCTTTTATAGGGGTCTGGTTCTTCGGAAAACTCCTTAGTCCAGGCTTCTTTAGTCGGGAATTCTGTGGTTGTGCCCCAAGAGAGACCTGAATCAGCTATCATTTCCCCAAAAATAAACCAAGACACCCAGCGGGCTTTTTGCTCTGGGTCTGTAAGATAATAATCTATATATTCTTGAGGATTTTTTACCCATTTATTAAAAATCCATATTTTATCGTCTAGTTTTTTTATATTTAAACTTTCTAAGGTTGTATCATCCACTTTTAGTCTGCACTTCCTGTTTTACTGTTATTCTTCCAGTGGTGGGTTATTAACATTTTTCGGCCCTTTACTATTTTGCAAGACTGGTGAAGATATGGCAAGGTAGATGGGAACATGACAACGCTTCCGGCTTTAGGCTTAATTTTTATGTCAATTTGAGGATCAACAAAGTAAAGCTCTCCACCCTCATAGTCGTCATTTAAGTACACTACTATTGTGTATGTAATATCTGAGTTGTGCTCATTCCAGTCAACGTGGGGGCCCATATACTGACCTTCAAAATATTTATTGATTCCGTACTTTGTCTCTGGAAAACGTAAAGCATGGTCCGCAAATGACAGCATTTCTTCGCTAATGTTGTACAGTTCAGCGTACTTGCTTGCGCAAGATGACATACTAGATATAAGAGTATTGAGGACGCGATCTGCAGTAGTTTTAGTTGCTAGATCGGACTCGATGTCTAGTAGTTTTTTCTGCATATACTTAATCTCGCCGTATGGATCTGTCTCTGTTCCATACCCATACCAAGTATTCCACTCTGTAATTGCAACACTATTAGTAGACTCTATATCAGCTATTAATTTATCGATGTTATCTATTACCCCGGGGAAATAGACAATTTTGTCATAAGGTATTTCGTAGTTCACGGCTACTCCGACGTGAGCTGCTCTGCATCATCAGCAAGTTCCGCTGATCCAGCATTATATTTCTTACGATCTTCTTCATTGTTTATGTCAAAATCATCAATAAAAACAAAACCAGGAAAAATGTACTTATCTCCCTTTTTCATTTCGTGTACTCGGTGCATAAATGGGTGGGTAGACGGGAATATTAAAGCTGATCCTGGTTTTGGTTTTAGCCAAAAATCAATTCTGTCTTTATTTCGTGGATCGTGCACATCTTCTAGTGGCTTCATCTCTGAGTACTTAGGGTCTCTTAGGTCATAGTCTCTAATTGCAAAAGAGATTTCCCCGCCCTCGTAGTCCTCGTTTAGATATAAAACTATGGAGTACTTTAGAGTTCTATCTCCAGCCTGAGCATCAAAGTGAGCACCCATAGAGCAGCCTTCTATGTATTTCATAATTCCCACAAACGGAGACATGTTTGGGGATCCTTCTAGATTTCTATCTCTGTAATATGCTTCAGCAACATCAGTCACTGCCTTTTTTATAGCAAATATTGCAGTTTTTACATCTTCTTTTCTGGGAGATGTTAAATTTTCAATTGCATCTGGATTAAAGTCTTTTTTGCCCCCAAATTCATGGTAGGACTTACTGTTGGATAGCCAAGGCCCCCATGGTGGTATAGCTGGGTAAACTGACTCGTCTGAGTCAAGCTCCTCTATTAGCGCAATTAGCTCTTCTGGATTAGCAATTACGTCTTGGTAGTAAAAAACTTCTTCGTGTAGTTTTTCAGCTAAAAACATGTCTTTCCTATCTACGGTTTAGTTGTCCTATGTACATTCTATATTAATTTGTAGCTATTCTTTGTTGGCGGCATCTACTATTTTTTGGGGTATATTGCCTAAAACATTAGTTACGTACTTTACCCCGCTGTTTATGGTCCTGGACTCATGTAAAAATGCAGCAGGAAATATAACTATGCTTCCTGGGGTCGGTTTTATAGCGACCCCCTTGTCCGGGAAGCTTAGCTCTCCGCCTTCGTAGTCGTCATTAAAGTATATTGATGCTGTGTACTCCACTGGGTCTAGTGATTCTGAGTCAGGGTGAGGCCCTAGGTGCTCGCTATCAAAATATTTTTTTATTGCTATATGATCGAGTCCGGAGTCTCGATATTTAGATGCCCAGGTAGTAGCAGTTTTTTCTGGCAGCCCTATTGCTCGGTAGTAGTCAGCAAAAGAGTTGTCTAACGCTGTATATATGTTATAAATCACGTTAGAAACTTGATCTTTAACTTTAGCGTCTGATTCAAGGTTATTTTTGCTTGGTGTTAGTTCTTTCATTAGACCGTATTGATGAACATTATTGGAACCACCTGAGAGCCAAGGCAGCCACTCACCGGCAGCAATACTATTTGTATTCTCTAGTAGTTCCACGACATCAGCAGGAGTTTTTAGTGCATATGGAAAATGTACTATTTTTTCTGCTATAAGTTCGTAGTTTGATGTCATTTATGGCTGCTTATCTCCGGTGTGTTTTAGAATGGTCCAAAAAAATGGACTAACATATCTAATACCAGATATAACTTCGGTGACTCCATGAATATAGTTCATGTCTCCAGGGAAAAAGTATGCTGCACCTCGTTTAGGTTTAAACTGGATTCCTTGATTAGGGAAATACAGTTCTCCACCTTCATAGTCATCATTTATGTAGAATAGTCCAGCAATGTCATAGTACGGAAAGTCGTTTGGTTTTCCTCTATTTTCGCCTTCATGTAGTTCTTTGTCAGCGTGAGGATTTTGATACTGTCCCGGTAACCATCTAACTAAAGCTGGTGGAGTTGGTAGGGCATCTACTTTTAAGAATTTGTCCACTTCGAGCTTAAGTCTTTGCTGCATGCCCTCAATAACTTCTAGTACTCGAGGATCTGACTTATTTAAGCTATTTGTAGTTGCTACTCGATCCTCCCAGTAAGACGCGTCATATATGCATACGCCATCTTCGTTATAGTGTGACTCGGTGTAGTCCCAGATGGTATTATTTCTAGCAAAATTGTCTAAAAACTCCAGCTCTTCGTCGGTCATAAAATTTTCTAGAGTCACAATATTGTTAGCAGAATCTCCAAAAAACCCGGAGGGGGTTATAGAAACTCGCTCATTGAACTGTAAGTTATTGTTAGCTGCATCCATAGTTATATCCTACTCCCTACTCGTATGTACGACGAGTCCAGACTTCCTTTTGGTAGACTCCTCCGTTTGGTACTCGGTATTTGTTGCTATTTTCTTGATTCTTTTTGACCATTTCTTCATAGCTAATTTTTGTTTCTACTTCAGAAATCCAGTTTTCTCTTTTAAATGGAAGGATCTGCGCATACGGAGTTCCTGCTGGTATGACTCCCGAAAAACCTTTAGCTATAAAAAATGGCATTGTGCCTGGAAGATGTACCTTGTCGTTATCAATTACTCCGCTAGTTGTCAGAAAAGGTAGCTCAAATCTGTTAAATGGCTGGGCATAAAGTGCGCTGTATCCTTCTGGTAGTTCTACTGCCCAGTCAGACCACCAAGCAAAGTGTTCTTCATGATATCCGGACGGTGCTACAAACTGAGACATCGGTGGTCGTTCCCCTACAAAGTCTTGCATTTGAGGATTTAGAACTTTTATTTTAGGTTTGCCGGCTACCTCTAAAATTTCTATGTCGCAGGGGGTTCTATACACATAACCGGTGCCCATGATGTCGAAAACTGCAGGGCATGCTTTCCAAGTAGGAATCTTGCCGCCGTCTCGGGGATCCACCCAGTGTTCATTTGTGTGGGGATTTACTGCAAAACGATCAGCTTTTCTGTACCACTCTGGAATTGTTTTTATTGTAGGTTTAGGGGCTGAGGGGCTGTCTTTAGTTAGCCAAGGTCTATTAACTACAAATTTAATTTTGTTCAAGGTCCCCCTCCTGAGTAGCCTCTACTTCATAAGTGTTTTTAGTTACTGGGCACGTGACAGTTTTTAACTTAATTTTTTTTGTTTCGTGGTGACCTACTACGTCTCCCCGATAGTCTAATCCGTCTCTATACATTTTTGACCAGTCGCCAACTCTATTTCTGAGCTCTAAAGCAGCGCCATACCTTTTTACTTCGTCCCAGTGGTCCTGGCCAACATATTCATCAGATATTTGTAACTCATAGTCGTTTTCTAATGATGTTAAAGATATTGGCATTACCGAAGCTACAGGAGTGCCAGCTGGGATGGTAATTTCTATGTTTGGTTCTGTGACTCTCCAGGCTATTGGAAGCCCGTGAATATAAAAAGACGTGCTTATTAAGGTTGTATAGCAGTGGGCACCGCGAATAAACAGATTAGGGGTAGGCATTGTTAGCATAGTGGTTTGATCGTCGGTTTTAAATATCAAACCAGATACAAAACTTATAGTTGCATTTCCCCTGTTAGTGTCTACGTATTTATGTCCCTTTAGTACAGTTATGTGGTCTGGTGTGGTGTCTGTAACTCCGTCCCAAATAAAAACTATGTCTTCGGGGAAAGATATCCCCCAGCCGAGTCTATTAGTTACACTTAGGGGAAAGCACATATACGCGTGCTTTTCCGGTGTTTCATCCATCCAATCGCGTCTAGCTTCAAGCTGCTCTATGTTGGCGCAGTCTTGCTCGTACTTTTTTACATATATGCTTTTCACTAATTTCCTGTTTCTTCATAGAACTGAGGAGTGTGAAACTTTTCTGAATAGTCAAGCATGGTTACCATAGAGTACTTAGTCCCAGACTTCACTGGCATTGCTCTGTGTGGGTACATAAAGTTTGACGGAAATACGTAGAGATCGCCCTTCTTAGGCTTAATTGTGATGTTCTGAAGTCTAAAATACAACTCTCCACCTTCGTAGTCGTCATTGGGAAACCCGACTAGTGACACTACGCAGTTATATGAGTACCCGTGATCGTGGTGCTCTTGGAAGTGTTGTCCGGGGCCGTACTTAACGTAGTTAGTTGCTTCCCAGTAGCGAAGCTCGCCTATGTTAAATCTTCTTGTATAGTCTTTGACCGCTTGAAGCTCTTTATACGTTACGTCATCAGCAAGCTCTTGCAGCGCAAGTCCAGCTGGCGATGTGTCATGAGCAATGTCAGATTTTTTGTATTTAAAGTCTACGCAGTCGCGATACTCTGGCATCTTCATCGCATACCCAACCATTGCTTCTTGATATTCGTAGTGGTTGTCTGGATTAGTTATTACCGACTCTAGTCTGTTGATTATATCTAAATCGTCTGTTAGAACGTCTCTGTACACAACAATACCTGGCGCAACTTCTTCTGAGCTACTCCATGTTTGTTTTTCTACGGTGTACCAAGCAGAGAGCCTCTCTGCAACTAATTTCTGTTTTTCAGCTCCCTCGGTTTCTTGGGGCTTATCTGAAAAGTTTTGTGTGTTTTCCATAACCATATCCTTAATACGTTAGTTTATATTCTTCAATTACTGGAGCAACTCTGTTGTTTACATTGTCTCTGTCGTTATAATCCGTCATAACTACTACTGAGTATTTGACACCAGATTTTATGTCCTGTGACGAGTGCTCATATATGAAAGTTGATGGAAATACAAGTACATCTCCTGCTTTAGGTTTTATTGTTAAATTGTCCATTCGAGGAAACCAAATCTCTCCGCCTTCGTAGTCGTCATTTAGGTATACAACTACAGAAATTGTGCAAACATATGTTGGACCGTGATCTGCGTGTATTTTAAAGTGAGTTCCTGGCCCGTCGTACTTTACAAAATTAAATGCTTCGTACCATCTCATTCCTACGCCCCAGGAATCAGAATAATCATCTACGCATTGGCGCACTGCTTGGAATACTTTTTCATGAAGATCGTAAAGCTCCGAATTTTCTGAGTCGCGGGGGCCTAGCGATGTAGAGTTAACTTTAAAATCTTGTGCATTTCTAGCGCTTAGAAGCACATCGGCTGACGTTGTCACTCTTGCTCCACCCCAAGTATATTTACCTGTGCCGCTCAAGTTAGACTCTAAAGTTTTTATGTATTCTCTACCCTGCTCTTCTGTGATGGCCCCGCGGTACAGGTTCACTCCTAGTGCTGGATTAGACACAGTAATATTTGGGTTTCTGGGAGCAGGGCGGTCTGGCATCCGATTATTTGAAGTTTCAGATCTATCTTTTGTGAACCAGTCGTTCATGTCTAGCCTCGCTTCTGTTCTTTAAACTAGTTTATATTTAAAGGTTGTAGCGATAGTCTATCAATAAAAAGGGAAAATGCCTAATTAAACTTGGTGTTTTACAAGTTTTTTGTAAGCTTTAGGCAGGCCAAGCCAGGGGTAGTGACTTAGCCTGTCCTATGCTATTACTATAAAGGATCTTGTGATGAACCAAGGCTGAGGAGAAGTCTTTACTTCGTAAACTGTAGACTCAGCTTCGTCTTTTTCTATAGAGACAACTACTGTTTCTGACACTACTCCGTCTGCTGCTACTCCTAGTAGAACGTCTCCTATTTCGACGTCTTCAGCGTTTTTGTAGCTTATTCCTTCAGATTCTTTTACAAGAATTGGCTGAGTTACAGAGTAGTCCTTACCTAGATCATTAAATCCGATTAGCACGGCGGATCTAGCTTCTACTGAGACTATCTCTGCTTCGATGAGAGCTACCTCTTCACTTAAGAAGCTGGACTGCTTAGTCTCTAATAGCGCTGACAGATCTATGTGTCGACTGTCAACCGTCAACACTTTGTCTCCAACTTTTACATTCTCTGCTTTTTCCCAGCCGTTTGGGGTCAGGATGTCTGTTGTTGGTGCCAAACAGAATCTTACCTTGAAGCTTGGGAAGAACGGGAACATCGGTGGGAAGAACGGTGGGAAGAACGGGAACATCGGTGGGAAGAAAGGTGGGAAGAAAGGTGGGAAGAACGGGAACATCGGTGGGAAGAAAGGTGGGAAGAACGGTGGGAAGAACGGGAACATCGGTGGGAAGAACGGTGGGAAGAAAGGAGGGAAGAAAGGAGGGAAGAATGGTGGGAAGAATGGTGGGAAGAATGGAGGGAAGAATGGAGGGAAGAATGGCGCAGTAGTAATCGACGCAGAGTAGCTAGACCACTCCGAGGCACCATTTGCATTTTTAGCTCTAACTCTATACTGCTGAGCGGTGTTTGCTTCCTGAGTCACTGTTGCTGAAGTGCCAGTTACGTTTGAGGAGTTTGACTTACTATCGGTACTTTCCCAGTCATATCCAGTTATGACAGAGCCGCCAGTACTAGGGGCTGACCATGAAACAATGTCTTCGCCATTACTTGTTGTTACCGTTGGAGTGTTTGGAGCCTGGGGCACTGTTGTTATAGTTACGCTTGAAGACGCGGAAGACTCAAGAGATGTTCCAGCTGAGTTTGTGGCTGTTAATACGAAGGTGTATCCGGTATTAGAGTCCAACCCGCCGACCACGATAGGGGAAGCAGATCCAGTAAGATTGGTTGCTGTTGTGTCAACAGTAGTGCCATTTTTGTAAGCAACTATGGTATATCCGGTAGCTTCTGGAGAGCCTTCTGGTAGAGCAAAAGCTACTGATGCAGCACCATTATCAAAAGCTCTAGCAGTCCCTACGTTGGTTGCAACAACATTAATTGGGGCTTTTGGCTCCAAAGAGTCGTTCTGCTGTTGGGAACGCTTACCAGGTGATTTGCTCATAATATGTCATTCTACCTTAGATTTAATTAAGCCTTTAGGTCTCCAAAGACCAGCCAAGTGTTTGCAGCTACCTTAGTTAGGGATACTGAAGAATTTAATGCTCTAAAGATCAATCCAGGTGTATACAGAAGGTCTACAGATGCTCCAGCTACTATAGACGCGCCTCCGGCTCCTACGCTCTGGTAGAAGTTCAGGGTAGTCCCAATTGGGAAAGTGATTGAGTTGGTAGTATCTGCGTCTACTGTAACGCTATAAGCTCCGCCAATTGCAGTCAGTGCGTCTCTGTATGTTAGAGGCTGAGGCAGGGTTGACGTAGTTGCGTTAGCTGTAATAGCTGCCTTAATCGGGGTAAGAGAAGGTACGCCCTGCAACGTCTGAGTTCCGTCTGAGAAAGCGATGCCGCTAGCACCAACGGTTACTGTTCCAGTAAATGTTGGAGATGCTTTAGGTGCAAGAGTTGTGTCAGTTGGGTGTACGTGATCTGCTCTAGCATACTTTAGAGATGTACCTGCAGCCGCCGTCCCGTTAGCCACTGGAGTGGCCGAAGCAGCTTGACCCACAACAAACGCAGTAGTTGCGAGCTGCGTGTCATTCTGGTCAGCGGTAGCTGTTGGAGCTGTTGGTTCTCCTGTAAAAACTGGGCTGACAAGTGGTGCCTTAGCGTCTAGCTGAGTTTGAATTGAAGAAGTTACGCCATCTAGGTATCCGACCTCTGTAGACGTTACTGGTGATGCTACTAAGTACCCATCTTCATCCGAAATAATGTCGCGATCGACAGTGTACTTAGCGCGGTCCGGGGTCCAAACTTCTCCCGACCAAAGCCAAGTTCTGCCATTGTAGGTATATGCGTCACCAACTTCTGGTTCTGCAGGAAAGTTAATTGCCATTATGCCTGTGCCTCTGTCCATGATAGACGACCGGTAAATCTAGCTGTGTTGGATCCGGAAGATGTGTTTGTTACAACAATCGTAAGAACGTCCGGCCCATCCGGGTATATTCCTGTTCTAGATGAAGAACTTCCTCCACCAAGAATTGAGTTTCCAAGGTCGCGTAGAGTTCTTAGCGAGATAGAGTCTGTACCCTGAGACAAGAAACCACCAGTGATTTCTCCACCAGAAACAGTGACGTTACCGTTTACACTGTAGTCAGCAATCTGAGCTAGCGAGGAGTTAGCTGTGCCTGCATCAGCAAAGTTTGGTATAGTCCATGTTGCAGATACAGACGGCGTTGCGTTTAGGTAGGCTCTTACTAGATAGTTTGTACCAGCATCCTGCGTACTCACGCCGAGCTCAGAAAGCTTTAGCTGCATTCTGTTAATTAGCTCTCTTTGGCCGAATAGGGCACCTACACCGTTATCGGCTGAAGGAGCTAGTCTCACGGCAAATAGAGCTTTAGATTGTCCAGGAAGAATTGAAACAGGATTAGTTTGACCATAGGTGAAGATAAGAGAGTTATCCTCATCAAAACGACCATCCATAATCACCGAGGTACCCCAGTGGGAAATCGAAGGTGCGAATGTTGGGTATGCCAACTCTACTGAGGTAGGAGATGGGGCGCTGTAAGTGTATGCCTTAGCTTCAGCACCCATCGGTGCAAATATCAACGTTGGGTTAGATCCAGTAAGAGCGGTGTTTAGCGTGATAACTGTTCCAGCTATGTTGGTTATGTAAGCACCGTCCGGCACTGGGCTAGGGGATGCGCTAGAAAATACGCGCTGGCCAACTTGAAGTCCAGTGGCACTAGCAACAATTCCTGAGTTTGACCCAATAGTCCAAGTGGAAGAGACACCAGAAGCACCAGCTTTACCACGGACTAGTCCAGTGAAGGTAGTTGCTGTCTTGCCTGTGTAGTTTACATACTCGCTAAATAGTCCAGCTTCGTTGTTTGTAGTACTAGGCTTGATAATTAGTGTTCCTGTAGGAGGGAATCCGGCGGTAGATAGAACAGTTAATGTTTCTCCTGTGTCCGACAAGCTAGCATCTAGTCTAGTTGTCGGTGGCAGTGTTGAAGTTTCGTAGCGAGCTGGCAAGTTACCAGAGCGCATGTACGCTTCGTTGTTAACGTTGTTATTCTTCATCTTGTGGACGTAGAATACGTTACCGTCTATACCACGTAGGCCCCAGCGGATAAAGCCGGCACCGTACCAGGAGTAGTCTACATAGAACATTTGCATCTTAGTAAAGTCAACGTTAAATCCTGAAGGACCGGTACCGTCTGCTTTATCTAAGTTCCACTCAGACTGAGGGATTCTAGTGTCTATGGTTTTTGAGATATTTACGTGATCCGCGCTAGCTCCTCTGTAGGAAGGCGAAATTGTAAAGTTTGGTGTAACTGACAGATCATCAATAGCAATTACTCGGTATGACTGGCCCCGGATAATTACGTAATCTCCAGGGATTAGCTGACTGGAGTAAGAAGTCGGGAATGACTCGTCTGTTCTAGTTACTACGTTAGATCCCTGAACTACTGATGAGCGTCCTGATAGCTGCTGGGTAGATGAGCGCTTTACTACATACGCGTCTTGTCCGTCAATTTCCCAGAAAAGTCCGTTTTGAGCATCAAAAGTTCCTAATCTAGTGCTTGATCCGTACCATGATGTTACGTTTAGGTTTACAATTCCAGTAGCTGGACTAGTAGTGGATTCTGGTAGCTCGTAAGTAAAAGTATTAAAGCTAGTTACCTGATCTACTGAAAAAGTGCCATTATATGCCGCCTCATTTGCACCGGAAACCAAAATTGAAGTGCCAGGCAGAATGTTGTGCTGCTCTTTAGTTGTAACTGTCGCGGTAGTTCCAGATGAAGTAATACCATCAATAGTTGCATATGGCTTAAGGATTGTTCCAGACGAAACCTGTAGACCCTTACCTGACTGGTATCTAAAATAACGACGGGTTTGTCTAATAGCCTGTTCGTAGTTAGAGCTAGCGTTAGTTGAGAATAGAACTCCACCGTCGAAAGATCTGTGTAGGAACTGAGCCTGAGGACGTACATAAATAGACGCGTTTGTTGCAGTCAAGCCAGACGGAGTGCCTTCGGTTGGGTCTGCGTAGAATACAAATGTTGTTGGAGTTGCTACAGTTGCAACTCGATAAGCTCCGTTAGGTGGGTTAGTACCTGTGATACCAGCAGTAGCTATGGTGTTACCAATAGAAAGACCGTGGGGCACTGTAGTAGTTACAGTTACTTTTAAGCCAGATACGGCTAGAGTAGGTGCTCCACCAATTCTTGCATCAGTGTAGATTACCGCTTCATAGATGGCAGTCTTGTTTGGGTCAAGAATTGAGGTAACGGTGGTCTTGTTTTGGGCGCGACCTAGGTAGGTAAATGATGCAGTACCACCACCGGACTCAATAATAAAGTTTCCATTGCCAGCAGCAAGGAAGGTGTCCTGAACTGTAATCGCTGTTCCTGTAGGAGGGGCTACTCCAGCTATAGCTGAACCTGAGGTCCATACCTCTGTTCCAGTTGTTGCATTTACTACAGAAAATGTAGTTGAAGTTAGTGTTCCAACTATTTGAAATGTTCCGTTGTAGCCTGAAACAGAAGATCCAGATATAGTTACATACTGTCCAGATCTAAATCCATGAGAGGATGAGGTTGTGTAGGTTACATATCCTGTAGATGGAGTGCTTGGGTCTGCACCAGTTACAGTTTTAGTAGTTGTAGTTAGAGCTACAGTAACAATTCTTGCATCTGTATTCATTGTCATTGAAGCTATGTTTGTCATTGGGGATGCAACCTGGAAAGCAAACGGCCTATTGTTAGTTACACCTAAGTTTTCCCATTTCGACTGCTGGGTACCATACTCGAAGTCGGTATCAATAAGCGCTTGAGCGGTTGAGGTACGTAGTTTATTTACCGGATCGGTAAGAACTTCTGTTGGGTTAAAACGGCCATCTGATGCCGGAAACTGTTGAATACTCATTACGCTATCTCTACTCCGCTAATGTGGACTTTTACTGTGGTGGCTGACGCAAATCCGCGAATTTTTTTAGGGGTTGCGTTAGCGTCTAAAACCTGTTTCATATCAACTGAAATTGTTGAATGCCCTGCAATAGGAGTCTCATCAAACACTTCAACGCCATCTAATAGAATGTTGAATGTTTCGCCCGCTGCACCAGTGTTTACTACAACAATGTTAGTGACAACAGTTGTAGTTCCAGTGGTCGGAACTGTGTATAGATCGCCAACGGTTGTAGCGAATGCGGCTCTTGATAGAGCTTTAGTTGTGGTAGCCATTAATTACTACTCTCTTTTCTTTTGTTATTTGTGCGTTTAGTAAGCACCCATGATTACCATTATATCGGTATCAGTGGGAAGTGTTGTCCAGCCAGCATCTCCATTAGTGTTGGAAAGTTTAACTAAAAATTGTCCGGTAGTTCCTCCGGTAGGTAGTGATTCACCAGAAGGACCGGTTGGGCCAGCGGGACCCTGAGGACCTGCCTCACCAGAAGTTAGAACCCAGTAACCGTCGTAGAACGCGTAGATTCCAGCCTGTTCAGTGTTAAACCATAAAGCTCCCTCGCTAGCTCCAGTTGGAGGAGTTGCTGAAACAGCGAGGCTTGCACCGCCACCAGTACCGTTAGCTGCAAGAGTAATTCTTCCCTTAGCGTCTACAGTGATGTTTGCGTTGGTGTATGAGCCAGCTGTCACACCAGAAGTAGCTAAAGTTGGGTTTGGATAAGTTCCAGTTAGATCTCCACCAGCAGGTCCGGTTGGGGTACGAGAGTTAGTTAGTCGAGCATCAGCATTTACAACTGCAGTACCGGCAACTTCTGACGGGCTAACGTTTCCAACGCTTAATACACCACCAGCACTCGACTTTACTACACCCGCAACCAAAGGCATGATAACGGTTCCAGTAAATGTTGGGCTAGCTTTTGGTGCCTTGTCATTTAACTGGTCTTGTATGGAAGACGTAACGCCTTCTAGGTAAGCAATTTCTGTACCAGTTACATCACCAATAGAGGTGGTTACCGGTAGGACGGTAGTTCCAGTAAAGGTCGAAGCGTCTAGAGTTGCAACAACAGCTGAATCGATAGCAATCTCTGATCCAACTTTTGTAATTCCAGTGCCGGCAGTAATGTTCTGCGCTGCGCTAAACTGTTCGTAGCTAATGTCATCTGTACCAATAACTACGGTACCAACGTTTGTCACAACGAACCCAGCATTTGCGTATGTTGAACCATCTGTTACTAGACAGAAAGATCCACCAGTTAGTTCCGCAGACGGGCTGTTGTCAGCATCAGTAGCACGAGTTATCACCCATGGGTTAGATCCGTCACCTAGAGCGGTAATAGTGTAGATACCATTTTGTTTTGCGTCAGTTTGAGCACGTAGGAGAATGCGGGCACCAACAGTGACTGTTGCACCGTCAATAGTCCCAATTGCACCGTTTGAAGCCTTGGTGAGTGTTGCACCAAGTCCAGCAGTTCCGTTGTCATAGGTTCCAGCCAAGTTGCCGACGGTAGCCGCAACTACTGGCTCGCTAACGCTTAGACCGGTTGCAACGCTGTCTACGTAACCCTTGGTTGCTGCCTGTAGGTCAGTTGTTGGTGAACCTGGAAGGACTAGGGCACCAGTAAGGGTTCCACCAGAAAGTGCTAGTCTGCCGTCAATTGCAGTTTGCTGAGCAGTTGAAACTGGCTTATTGGTGTCAGAAGTATTGTCTACGTTTCCTAGTCCAACCATGCTCTTTGAGATACCGCTCACGGTGCCTGTAAAGGTTGCGCCAGCTAGAGATGCCTTGCCATCGATCTGAGTCTGAATTGAGCTAGTTACACCGTCAACATAGTTTAACTCTTCAGTTGATGCAGTTATGCCGTCTAGAGTATTTAACTCAGCGGCAGTTGCAGTTAGGTCAGAGACGTCTGCAACTTCAACAGTAATGATGTTGTCTGCAGTATCAATAGTTTTGTTAGTTAGTGTTTGTGTACCACTGTTGGTGATCACAGAGTCAGTAATCTTGATGTTACCGGAGCCATCGAACTCAACGCCAGTGCCTAGTTTTACGGAAATAGCTGAAGATGAGTCGTTATAAGTAAGACCATTTCCTACGTTATCGCCCACTGCATCTTGCGCACGCTCATTAGTGAAGTAGAGGTTTGTACCTTCTTCAATTACCGAAGTAGTAAGTGCGTCTATTGCAGCAGTTGTGAAGGTGTTGGCATCAGTTTCTGCTTGATCAGCTTTGCTCTGAGCTCCAGTAGTAGTCTCGAGTAGCGAGGTGTCAGCAATACCGTGAATACCTGTGGTGTCGTCAGCGTGCGCGGTAAGTGCAGCTGTAGTTGCCTTTAGGTCAAGTGCAGTCTGAGTTGCACTTGAGATCGGCTTATTAGCGTCTGTAGTGTTGTCAACGTTGCCAAGTCCTACCATCGCCTTGGTAATACCAGCTACAGTTCCAGTAAAGGTTGGAGAATTTAGAGCTGCCTTCTGGTTAATCAGAACCTGGGTAGCAGTTGAGACTGGCTTGTCTATGTCAGAAGTGTTATCAACATCACCAAGACCCACCATAGACTTAGTTACACCAGCTACAGTTCCAGTAAATGTTGGGTTGTTTGTTGGTGCTTTGCTGTCTAGCTGAGTTTGAATCGCGCTAGTTACACCATCAACATAGTTAAGCTCTGTAGTGGATACAGTAATTCCGTCTAAGACATTAAGCTCGTTTGAGGTAATTGTGCCTATAGTTGTGCTTTCAGGTAGAACTACGTTTCCGCTAAATGTTGGTGATTCTAGAGGAGCATAAGTGGTTTCTGCATCAGAAGAGTCTAGCTTTAAGTCTATTTTTTCTAGCTCTGCTGCTAGGTCATACAGTTCGGTTACATTTTTAATGACTGTTACATCGGCTGGTAGGGCTACAGTTCCCTCAAAAATAGGGCTATCTATTGGAGCTTTCTCTGCTAGTAGTAGGCCAATTTCTTCATTGTGAGTTGCTTTAGAGTCTGCAATAGCACTAGCTAAAAGTTCGCCATTTACTAGAAGAGAAAAGTCTGCAACTCCATGAATATTTAAAGTTTCCCCAGTATGTGTCTCTATGGCAGAGGTTACATCTGCAAAAGTTGTTAGCTCCGTGGTATCTGCAATACCGTGAACGTTACTTGTAGTTCCTGCGTGTATTGCTATTTGATCATCAGTATAGTCTTTGGCTACAGTTAAGGACGTCTCTGTTGATGTGTCAACATAGTCTTTTGAAGCTGTAACTGCATAGTCTGTAGAAATTATATTTCCGTCTAGCTCTATACCCAAGCCAGCTATGTAGGTACCAACACCAGAGAACTGAACCCAAGTTATGTCATCTACTCCAACTGCAAAAGTTCCAGCATTTTCAACTAATGCAACCCATCCAGTTGATCCGTTAGTAGCTCCTTCTTGAACAAAGACATAAGACGATGGAATTTCTTCGGGTTCGTCACAGAAAATGCAGCGCTTTAGCACCCAAGCAGTTCCTGCATTTCCAACAACAGTTATGTAGTAGCGACCATTTTGAATAGGGTTAGTCTGATCTTTAACTAAAATTCCATCTCCAGCTGACCAGCCGACTGACAATCCATCAATAGTTAAAGTTGCAGTTGCAGGGATAGTAAGAGTTGCGTCAACTCCATTTGTTCCATTGTTGTATGTAGCAGTTATATTTTCTGTAGTAGCCGCTAATACAGCCGGTCTTACATGAAGACCTTCGGCGACAGCGTCAACGTAACCCTTAGTTGCAGCATGGTCCGACTGCGTAGGTTCACCTAAATCTGTAAGCTGGTTGCCGTCCATTAACAGGTCGTCGCCCATAGTTTTATTAGTTAAAGTTTGAGCTTCTGTAGTTCCGACAATTTCATCAACGCCGTGACTAGATGTAGAGCTCGCGTGGTCGGATATCTGGGTATTTGTATAATCCTCTGCAGCAGTCTGCGCTGCTGTTGCTTTGGTTTGAGAGCCTGTCTGAGTTTCTAGCTCAGCGGTGTCACTTATACCGTGAACTCCCAGTGTTAGACTACTGTGAGTAGTGACTGCTTCGTCTGCATAGCCTTCTGCGTCGTCTAAAGCAGTTGACGCTGAACCATATGCATCATATGTGTTTGCAGTTACAGAGATTGCACCAGTCGTGTCATTGTATGACAAACCAGTCCCAACAGAATTACCAACTGCATCCTGAGCAAGCTCAGCAATATCTGCAGAGTTTGCCTTGGAGTTTATCTGAGTCTGAATAGAAGAGGTAACGCCATCTAGGTAACCGATTTCGGTGTCAGATACTCCGGTAACCTTGTCTTGCTTGGTTCCCAGTGCGGTAGATACTGTGCTAAAAAAGTTTGGGTCATCATTAATTGCAGCAGCTAGCTCATTTAGAGTGTCTAGGGTGCTAGGGGAAAGATCAATTACGCCAGCAACAGCTGCTGATATTGCAGAGGAGATTTCAGTAGGGGTTAGCCCGGTGTATGCCAGCGAAGTCCAAGCTGTAGAGCCATTACCAATTTTAAGCTTAAGGGTATCGCTCTCAAACCCAAACTCACCCGCAGATAGCGTAGGGTTGGTTGACGTCCATTGGGCCGCTAAGCCGCGCCGAGCTTGAATTTTAACTGCCATTATATTCTACCTTTAATTTCTACCATTAGCCGTTTATAAACTCTGTAGTGTTGTAGAGACCACCATCTATTGTACCAGCGAATTCAGTGGTATTATATGAGCCTCCATCTCCAGATGTCACTCCAAAAGCAACTAAAAGTTCTAGGAAACTAGTGTTTACCCACGCGTTTACTGAACCGTCATAAAAAAGTACTTCTCCATTAGCTGGAGTCGGAGTTGTTACGTCTGTTAAATCTGTTAGTGATACTGCTCCAGCAGTGTCATCTACCCACTGGGTGTTGTAGTTGTCGCCATTAATTTTTGCAAGAATCTGTCCAGCAGTTCCACCTGTTGGGACTCCCGGGCCTGTTGCACCTGTTGGTCCTGTTGCACCAGTTGGTCCAGTAGCGCCAGTGGGGCCAGTAGCACCAATGGCATAGTCGTAACCAACGGTCTCCCAGGCAACGCCAGTCCACTTCCAAGTGCTGGTTCCAGCAGTAAATACGTCATTGACTGACGGGGAATCTGGGAAATTAATAGCTGACATTTATCTATTCTACCCTATTTCTAAACCGCAAAGTCTCCTCCGATGCGAGCAACTCTAAAACGAAGTAAGGTGTTGAAAACTGTAAAAAGTCCGCCAAGCAATATCTTCCCGTCTGACTGAGTAACTATTGAAAAAATAGTGTCACTAGCTCCGGTGCCGGTATTTGTGCTAAATGCTGTATCTCGTGTCCCATCCGAGTTGAGTCTTACAATGCGGTTTACCGTTGTACCGTTAAAAGTTGTAAAATTCCCGCCAAGCAGTATCTTTCCATCTGATTGAACAGCTACCGAGCTAACTGTGGTGTCTGCCCCCGTGCCAGTATTTGCGCTAAATGCTGTATCTACTGTTGCATCTGTATTAAGCCTTACAATGCGGCGGGCACTTACACCATTAAAACTTGTAAAGTCTCCACCTAACAATATCTTCCCATCTGATTGAACAGCTACTGAGTTGACTGTGTTATTAGCTCCAAAACTAAACCCAGGCTCAATAACAAACGTTGCGTCTCGTGTTCCATCTGCATTTAGCCTTACAATTCGAGTTGTTGTTGTCCCTTTAAAGCCTGAATAAGATCCGCCAACTAATATTTTTCCATCTGATTGGATGGCTATTGAGTTAACTGAAGAATTGAACCCTGTTCCAATATTTGTTATAAAAGCAGTGTCTACTGTTCCGTCTGCATTAAGTCTTGCAATACGGTTTACCGTTGTACCGTTAAAGGTTGTAAAGCTCCCGCCAAAAAGTATTTTTCCGTCTGTTTGAACAGCTATTGAGTTGACTCTGTTATCTGTCCAACCCCCGGTATTTGCCCTAAAAGCTGTATCCATTGTCCCGTTTGCATTAAGTCTTACAGTCCGGAATGACGATGTACCATTAAAATCTGTAAAGTCTCCGCCAATCAGTATCTTGTCATCTGACTGAATAGCAATTGAGACGGCGTTGGAATTAAGTGCTGTTCCAATATTTGTCATAAAGTCGGTATCTAATGTTAGATCCGAGTTAAGTCTGACAATACGACGGGCACTCACGCTATTAAAAAAATAAAAATCTCCAACTAATAAAATTTTGTTATTTGATTGAATACCTATATCTCTCACTAGGCCACTAACGGAAGGTATCTCCCCTAATTCTCCATCTGAGCTGAGTTTTACAAAGCCCCTTACTTCTATCTCATCAAATGTTGAAAAACCTCCACCCAGTAAAATAGTTCCGTCTGGTTGAATAGCGACCCTGCTTGGTGACGTAAGTGGTCCAGTGCCGGTATTTGTAGTAAATGCTGTATCTAAAGTTCCGTTTGCATTAAGTCTTGCAATGGAGTTTACTGATATACCATTAATACTATTAACAGTCCCGCCGAGCAATATCTTTCCATCTGATTGAATAGCCATTAAAGAAATAGTGTTATTTGCCCCAACCCCAATATTTGTCATAAAGTCGGTGTCCCGTGTTCCATCCGAGTTGAGTCTTACAATGCGGTTTACCGTTGTACCGTTAAAAGTTGTAAAATTCCCGCCAAGCAATATCTTCCCGTCTGACTGAGTAACTATTGAAAAAATAGTGTCACTAGCTCCGGTGCCGGTATTTGTGCTAAATGCTGTATCTCGTGTCCCATCCGAGTTGAGTCTTACAATGCGGTTTACCGTTGTACCGTTAAAAGTTGTAAAATTCCCGCCAAGCAGTATCTTTCCATCTGACTGAGTAACTATTGAGTAGACGATGTTATCCATGCCAGTGCCAGTATTTGCGCTAAATGCTGTATCTCGTGTCCCATCCGAGTTGAGTCTTACAATGCGGTTTACCGTTGTACCGTTAAAAGTTGTAAAATTCCCGCCAAGCAATATCTTCCCGTCTGACTGAGTAACTATTGAAAAAATAGTGTCACTAGCTCCGGTGCCGGTATTTGTGCTAAATGCTGTATCTCGTGTCCCATCCGAGTTGAGTCTTACAATGCGGTTTACCGTTGTACCGTTAAAAGTTGTAAAATTCCCGCCAAGCAGTATCTTTCCATCTGATTGAATGTCCCTTGAAAAAATAACATCATTTGCCCCCGTGCCGGTATTTGTGCTAAATGCTGTATCTCGTGTCCCATCCGAGTTGAGTCTTACAATGCGGTTTACCGTTGTACCGTTAAAAGTTGTAAAAGTCCCCCCTAAAACTATCTTTCCGTCTGATTGAATCGCTATTGAGTTAACTGATCCCACTTGACCCGTTGACGACCCAAGGTTAGTATTGAAATTTGCTGGAAAAAAATTTTCTTCGTTACCCAGTGGAGCATCTAAAACACCGCCCTGCAAAAACCAATTTTTCCATTTTTCATCTATCTTGGTCCATGCTGACTTAGCTATTCTCCAGCTTCCAGAGACTTTGACATAAGGAGCTGACATGTTTCTCCATGTCCCAGAAACTTTAGTTTGAGCCCCCATTAGCTATAAACAATCCAAAGATCGCCATTGTTGCCATCTCCAGCAGTTGGGCCCGTTGTTGAAGCCTGTATGAAGGTACCGTTTTCTCCGGCCGATCCAGTAGCACCAGTAGCGCCAGTTGGACCTGTTGGACCAGTCGGACCTCCTGAAGGGCCGGTCGGTCCGGTATCGCCTGTTGCACCAGTAGCACCTGTAGAACCTGTTGGTCCAGTTACTGTTGATGCGGCACCCGTTGCACCTGTAGCACCCGTAGGTCCAGTTGCTCCTGTAGGTCCAGTATCTCCTGCTGCACCAGTCGCACCAGTCGGTCCTGTAGGTCCAGTTGCACCATCAGCTCCCGCAAGTCCACCCTCAACATAGATATTTGCAATTGCTTCATCTACATATGTTTCTGTAGCCAATCCTTCAATATTTGCAGCAGGCCCAGTTGGGCCTGTCGGACCTTGCGGGCCAACATTGTTCTGGCCTGGCTCTATCCAAAAAGAATCGTAGTAAACAAAAGTTTTACCGCTAACAGAGTTAAACCATATATCTCCACTGCTTGGGGATGATGGGGGAGTTTCAGAGACCGAGTAGGTATTGCCTTTAGTATTTACCCAGGCGGAGCCATCGTGAACATAAACGGCATCTTCGTCTGCCTTAAAAAAGAGATCGCCAGCAGAACCTACCGACGGGAGAGTATTTCCCGACGGTAGGCCTACAGGGGTTAAAAACTTTTTAGACATTACCTATCCTTATGTAGATATAGGTTATTAGCCTACTATAACAACTTGGTAAGAATCGGCATCAACATCGTCTGCTGCTACCCAACTCAAAGTTGCGGTGTTGGTGTTAGTTCTGTCTACGTCAACTATTACTTCGTCAAAGCTGGCGATGTCGTAAACCTGGATTACTACGTTCCTAGTTCCTAGGTTGTGAGTAACTGTCCAAGTAACGGATCCGCTTGTTTCGGTTAGTAGTGGGTTTGCTGCAGTGTACTTAGTTGTTGCACCAAGGTTTGTGCGAGCATCGGCTGCAGTAGTTGCACCAGTACCACCGTTTGCAATAGCAATGGTTGTACCGTTCCATGTACCAGTAGCAATTGTTCCTACTGTGGTAATGGATGACTGACCAGCGTAAGTAGACGCAATGTCAATCGCATCAGCAGCTACTGTAATTCTGTCAGCAGTGCCTACTGCGTTGAAGATGTTACCGTCTAGGGTTAGACCGTCGCCTGCAAGGAATGTTCCAGCACCAGAGAACTGTACCCAGGCAATGTTGTCAGTGCCTAGAGTTGCTATAACATTTGTCTGTACAAAACCAGCGTTGCCGTATGTGGCACCCTGATCTACGAATACGAAGTCACCTGGATCAATTTCGCCAGCACTGTCATAGTCAAGTGCACGAGAAAGAGTAGTTCCGTTAGATACGTAGATACCGTTCTGAGCTGCGTTTGTCTGAGCTCTAACAAGAACTCGGTCTCCGCTATTGATGGTTACGCCATCAACAGCTGCAACTCCAGAGCCTAGGTTAACGTTTCCAGTTGTTGCTGCCTTTACAGAAGCGTGGACGTGTAGCCCTTCAGCTACTGAATCAACGTAGCCCTTGGTTGCTGCATCGGTAGCATCAACAGGAGCACCTAAATTGGTGATTTTGTAGGTGCCAGCACTTAGGTCAGCGCTAAGAGCAGAACCAGAGCCCAATGTTTTGTTAGTTAGGGTCTGAGTGTCAGTGGTTCCTACTACGTTTCCAGTAACTCCGTGAACGCCACTGGTGTCGTCTGCGTGATCTGCAAGTTCGAGATCAACGTAGTTCTTAGTAGCTGCATCCTGTGCGCTTGTTGGGTCAGCAAGATCAACAATCTTGTTCTGGTCTGCATCTACGTTTGCACTTAGTACAGTTCCTGAACCTAGGGTCTTGTTGGTTAGTGTCTGAGAGTCAGTGTCACCGACAACGTTTCCGGTTACTCCGTGAACGCCTGACTGAGCTGTGGTGTGGTCATCTAGGTTGTCCTGGACGCCATCTACATAGTCCTTAGTGGCGATCTCATTGCCAGCAACAGCTGAACCAATGTAGGAATCACCGTCTGCACTAAGGATAATGTCGCCAGTAGTTGCTGTGATGTTAACATCGGCACCTGTAGCTACTGTCTTAAGGTCAAGATTTCCAAAGTTAGCCTTAACTTCAAACTCGTGAGTTGTTGGCTTAACCGCAATTTCGCCTTCATTAGCAATTGTTACACCGTCTGTGAAGTGCAGTGTGTCAATAATTCTCTTGTTTGAGAGGTCTTGAGTGTCGGTAGTTCCTACAACAGAGCCAGTTACGCCGTGAACGCCAGAAGATGCTTCAGTGTGATCATCTAAGTTGTCCTGAACACCACTTGCAGCACCAGCTGCGTCGTATGCGGATGCGGTTGCATCCAATGCACGCTGGTTGGTGAAGTACCTGTTAGTGGTTCCTTCTGTTAGATCATCAGTATCTGAGTCAGCAACGCCGTTCTCAGCTGTGATGGTAAGACCGCTACCGTTACCAGTAATGGTGATGTTAGTTAGGGTTGCACCTGTTAGAAGAGCAGCTGCATCGGTCTTAGCGCGTGCAGTAGTGTAATAAAGATTACTGGAGCCCTCGTCGATGTCGTCTGTGTCAGCAGCAGCAATAGCAGCATTAATTGCTTCTTCAACGTTGCCACCGGCAGCAAGGGATACCCAGGCGGTGCCGTTCCAGATAGTTAGTTGCTTAGTGTCAGTGTCATAGTAGATCTGACCTTCAACAGGGCTAGATGGAGCGACGGATAAGTTTTGAATCTTTGCATTTAAAAGCTCATTCTTATTAAGATTGAGCCCAGTTAGAAATTGACGAGCCATTGTTAATGTTCTTCTTTCTTATGAGAGATGAGCTTTTCCAGAGATTGCCGCTGAAAAAGTAATGATTAGTGTTACTTGATTGGTGTGATTGACTGTGCCCTCTACCATTGAGTTAGCGCTATCGTAAACGGTAACGTTCGGGTAGAAGTTTAGGTTGTGGTTTACTGTCCACTCAGCTGATGCAGCCCCCTGGTTGTGTACGTATGAAACTAGATCTATTATTTCGTCAGACTGAAGACCAGAAACTCCTGCTTCACCCTGGGGTCCGGGCGCAGTGACTACTATCTGTCTTATGTTCCTACCAGAGCTAACGGTGCTTGGGACATCGCTTGGCATTATCTGGTTACCTCCGGCCTAACTACAAAATTTCCGCGTAATATTTTGTATACGTACAAGTTGCTACTAGGGGCTACCATCTCTAGGTCGTATAAATACTTACCCTCTGAGATAGTCGCCATAGTCTCATCTGAAACGTACAAATTGATATGGCCGTTACTCTCGCCTAGAGTGATTCCGTCATTTTCTGTAGTAAGATTTAAAATCACTTCAGAGCTGTTGGAAGCGAGCCTAACTTTCATTCTGGCTGTATATCCCCGCAGAAGAATGGGCTTTTTAGCCGGATCTCTCCAAACAATTGTGCGTGCCAGGGTGGAACCTTGGTCAGCTACAATGTTATAAAGACCGGCAGGAGCACTCATTTAACTCTTTCGGCAAGGGTACAGTCTCTATTATTTTACCTCATTTAGAGTTTGCCAATAAGGGCCGTATACTATCTATATGAGTACAAGCTTAGAAACTATAGAAGTCTCTGAACTAGAGACTGAAGACGTAAATAGGTTTGCTCATTACGCTGAAAAAGTGTCGGTAACTGAGGGTTATGTCTTAGGCACACCTGTCCTTGCCGTATGCGGTAAACTTTTTATTCCTTCTAGGGACCCCAAAAAATTTCCTCTTTGCCCGATTTGCAAAAAAATTTCTGAGGCGTTATTCTTTTCTGAAGAGTAAAAATCAACCTTTGTTTTTTGTTCTATACTGGTAACCCAGCCAGTCCTGACGTTGATCTTTAGATTAAAAACGTCAGGATTTCTCATCTCTCCCTTAGGAAGGTACCTAAAAAATGGTAACTGTGTACACTTTGCCGTCGTGCGTTCAATGCGAAAGCACAAAAAAATATTTAGCAAAGATGGACATACCATTTGAGACAGTAGATTTGGCAGAAGACGAGGTCGCTATGGATCTTGTTAGAAGTCTTGGATATCAAGCAGCTCCTGTAATTGTTTCTGGAGATAGCCACTGGAGCGGGTTCCGCCCAGACAAGCTAGACGCCCTAACTAACTGAGGCATCGTGTTTGACATCGTTTATTTTTCGAACGTGTCTGAAAACACTAAAAGGTTTGTAGAAAAACTTGAGCTAAACTCCATAAGAGTTCCAATCAAGTGGGATGACAATAACCCCCTAATAGTGACCAAAGACTTTGTTTTAGTCACTCCCTCTTACGGGGGCGGGGCTGAAGGCAAGACTGTTCCTAGGCCTGTAGTTAAGTTTCTTAACTTAGAGGTAAACAGAAAGTTTTTACGAGGTATTGTAGGAACCGGAAATACCAACTTTGGCGACCACTACTGTGGGGCAGCTGAAGTTATTGCAGCAAAGACAGGTGTGCCTTTGCTGTATCGAGTAGAAGTTACTGGCACACCGGATGATGTGATTGAAGTTAAAGAGAGGCTAGACCAACTGTGGACAATAAATACAGCTACCATGAGTTAAATGCAATGATCAACCTGTGGGATGCAGATAACAAACTACAGATCCACAAAGACCGAGAAGCTGCTAGGGCTTACTTTTTAGATCACGTAAATCAGAACACAGTGTTTTTTCATTCTCTTGAGGAAAAGCTTGACTACCTAGTTGAGCACGAGTACTACGAAAAAGAAATCCTTGACCAGTACGATTCTGAGTTTGTCAAAGACGCTTTTAAGTACGCTTACTCTTTTAGATACCGCTTCGAAGCTTTCATGGGTGCCTACAAGTTCTATACTTCATACGCCCTAAAGACTTTTGACGGTGACCGCTACCTAGAGCGCTTTGAAGACCGCGTAGTAATGAACGCCCTAACTTTAGGCGCTGGAAATAAAGACATGGTTTTGTCTCTAATTGAAGAAATTATTTCTGGTCGTTTTCAGCCAGCTACCCCCACCTTCCTTAATGCCGGAAAGAAACAGCGCGGCGAGTTCGTTTCCTGTTTCCTACTTCGCATCGAAGACAACATGGAATCAATCTCTCGTGCAATCAACTCTTCACTGCAGCTTTCAAAGCGCGGTGGTGGTGTTGCCCTAAACCTAAGCAACATCCGTGAGCTCGGTGCGCCAATCAAGAAGATTGAGAATCAGTCGTCTGGTGTTATTCCAGTTATGAAGATGCTTGAAGATGCATTCAGCTACGCCAACCAGCTAGGTGCTCGTCAGGGTGCAGGAGCTGTATACCTAAACGCTCACCACCCAGACATCTTGAGATTCCTTGACACCAAAAAAGAAAATGCGGATGAAAAGACTCGTATCAAGACACTTTCTATTGGTGTAGTAATTCCAAACGTAACTCTAGATTTGGCCAAAAATGGTGACGACATGTACCTCTTTAGCCCATACGACGTCGAGAAGGTTTACGGCATTCCATTTGGAGACATCTCCGTCTCGGAAAAGTATGAAGAGATGGTTGACGACGCTCGTATCAAGAAGACCAAGATTAAGGCTCGTGTTTTGTTTGAGCGTATAGCGGAGCTTCAGTTTGAGTCTGGCTATCCGTACATTATGTACGAAGACAATGTGAATGATGCAAACCCGATTGAGGGGCGCATCAACATGTCTAACCTTTGCTCTGAGATTCTTCAGATCAATACCCCATCAACGTTTAACGAGGACTCTAGCTATGACCACGTTGGTCGAGACATTAACTGTAACTTGGGCTCTCTTAACATTGCTAAGGCTATGGATGGCGGAGATCTAGGCAAGACCGTAGAGGCCGCTATACGGGCTTTAACTTCTGTTTCGGACCTAAGTGACATCAAGTCTGTCCCGTCAGTAGCTGAGGGCAATAGAAGGTCGCACGCTATTGGTCTAGGCCAGATGAACCTGCACGGCTATCTTGGCCGCGAAAAGATTCATTACGGCTCTGAAGAAGGTTTGGATTTTACCAACATGTACTTTTATACTGTTTTGTTTCACGCGTTGACCGCCTCTAACAAAATTTCTATTGAGCGCAAGGAAACTTTCTATAATTTTGAAAACTCCAAGTATGCAACTGGCGAGTTTTTTGATAAATACATTCACCAGCCTTGGGGTCCATCAACTCCTAGAGTGGAAGCTATTTTTAAGGATGCTGGCATTAGCATCCCGACTCAAGACGACTGGGATAAGCTTCGTGCAAGTGTAATGAAGCACGGTATCTACAACCAGAACCTACAGGCTGTTCCACCAACTGGATCTATTTCCTACATCAACAACTCAACTAGCTCCATCCACCCGATAGCTTCAAAGATCGAGACTCGTAAAGAAGGAAAGCTTGGTCGTGTTTACTACCCAGCCCCCTACCTTGCTGATGACAACCTTGAGTATTTCGAAGATGCTTATGAGATCGGCCCTGAGAAGATCATCGACACCTACGCCGTTGCTACCCAGCACGTCGACCAGGGTCTGTCACTGACACTGTTCTTCAAGGACACTGCCACTACCCGTGATGTCAACAGAAGCCAGATCTACGCTTGGCGCAAGGGCATCAAAACCATTTACTATATCCGTATTCGTCAGCTAGCGCTCGAGGGCACTGAAGCTGAAGAGTGCGTATCCTGCATGCTATAAGAAAGAAAACATGATTACTAGACCAATTAACTGGAACAAAGTAGAAGATCAGATTGATCTAGACGTATGGAATCGTCTAACTGCTAATTTTTGGCTGCCTGAAAAAGTTGCAATATCCAACGATATTCAATCTTGGGGCTCGCTCAGTCGTGAAGAGCAGTTGCTAACTATGCGTGTCTTCACAGGTCTAACGATGCTAGATACCATCCAGGGAACCGTTGGCTCTATGAGCATCATGCCAGACGCTCGTACGCCTCATGAAGAGGCAGTTATCACCAACATTGCTTTCATGGAGTCAGTGCACGCTAAGAGCTACTCAAGTGTTTTCTCCACACTTTGCTCAACAGCAGACATCGACGAGGCTTTCCGCTGGTCAGAAGAAAATCCGTACCTGCAGAAAAAAGCAGAGATTGTTCTCAGTTACTACCGAGGAGATGACCCGCTAAAGCGCAAGGTTGCTTCAACCCTGCTGGAGTCTTTCTTGTTCTACTCCGGTTTCTACTTGCCGATGTATTGGTCATCAAGAGCGAAGCTAACAAACACAGCTGACCTAATCAGACTGATCATCCGCGACGAAGCAGTTCACGGTTACTACATTGGCTACAAATATCAGCTAGGCCTTGCTGAGCAAACGCCGGAGCGCCAGGCTGAGCTCAAAGAGTACACGTACGACTTGCTTATGGAGCTATATGAAAATGAGTGTAAGTACACTCATGATCTTTACGATGACAAAGGCCTCTCCGAGGACGTAAAAAAGTTTTTGCACTACAACGCAAACAAGGCTTTGATGAATCTTGGATATGACCCTCTGTTCCCTAAAGAAGTTACTAATGTCAATCCTGCTATACTTGCAGCTCTGTCACCGAACGCAGACGAGAACCACGACTTCTTCTCGGGCTCTGGTTCCTCCTACGTGATCGGTAAGCACGAATCGACAACGGACGACGACTGGGATTTTTAGTGCCAACCTATGAATACAAATGTTCAGAAAATCCTGAACACCGATTTACAGAAATACGTGAAATGTCAGAAGAAGCAAGTAGATCAACTTGCGCTGAACCAAGCTGCGATGGTAGACTCATACGTATATTCGGAACTCCTTCTATTAGATTTAATGGGACGGGGTTTAACTCAAGTCGAGGTTGAAAGGTGCGCACTTAAATGGCAGGTCTTTACCCGACGGAGGGGACTGGAATAGTTCCATGGTTTCTACTTAACACCGATGCTGTGCCGCTTTGTGCTGAAACAGACCCTGATGCTTTTTTCTCTAAAGACTATTTTGACGATGAAGACAAAAGACCTCGTACATTGTCTTACGAAAACGAGCGTGCTACAAAAGCAATATGCGCTGAGTGCCCGATGAAACTCGACTGTCTAACATATGCAATTGAAACTGGTCAGCACGGGATCTGGGGAGGCACTACGGAAAACGAGCGCTTAGCTATTCGTAGGGGTAGAGGTATTAAGCTGCAACGAGCCCTAGGACTAACTCCTACTAAGAGAGTTCAAAACGCGGTAAAATAGAAGAGCCTGGGAGAGAGGCATTTAACCTATTAACTCTACCCAGGGAGATACCTTTGAATATCCTAAAAACAGTCACTAAGAGGACTATAGCTCTTATCATCCTACGTGTCAGCGGAACCCTTGCTGGTGGTAGCATCGCTGGAGTTGAGCTCTGGCAAGCAGCAATGTTGGCAGCCTTTATTGGTGTAATGGACGTTGCTGAATCACTATCCAGATCATACGTAGTTGACGGAGATCTAAGTGAAGAAGAGATCCAGCGCGCTTTTGCAAGCTCAGCTGAAGCAGAACTTTCAAGTCAGAGCAAGAAAAAGTAAAGTAATAGACTAAAAACCTCTAAAAAGAGGGCTACATCAATTTGGTGTGGCCCTCTTTTTCTGCTATGGTGTATACATGGATATGAATTTTGAAGACTGGCTAAAGCTAGGTATTGAAAATGGTTGGTGTGGTCCAGCTGTCTGCTACACTCACGATGGGCTGCCTACATCAGAACCTGAAGATGCTGAGTTTGAAGAGGGCAATGACCCCTGTCTTCACATCATTAGACTGTATGAAGATGACGACCACAAAGCTGCAATCGAGGCTGCCCACTCTCCTTCAACTTGGAGAGCATCTAACCGCGGTATTGACGTTTAAAAGGAGATAAAATGGCAAAAGGAAAAGGTGGAGCTCCAGCTCCTGCAGCAAAGAACACTTCTGGCGAAGGCCGTAATAACGGTAAAGCCGTAAAGAAGCACCCTAAAGTATTTGACCCTGTCAAGCGTAGATTAGTTAATAAGTAACTAGTAATCCTCTCTAGCTCAACGGCAGAGCGTTCGACTGTTAATCGGATGGTTCGTGGTTCGAATCCACGGAGGGGAGCGGAGACTCAAATCTCCAAGAAGCGGGCCCATCAGTAAACGAGCTATTCTCAAAAAATCTGAAACGGGTCCGCTTTTTATGTTTTATTTTTAACTATTAAATTTCGTGAGCCAGTCTCTGGTGTTCAGGCGGTATGACTGCGTAGTTAGGCTTATACTCTATGCTTGTATCTACAACATCAAAGAAGTGGCTAAGAATATTTATTCTAGATCCGCTAGAGACTTTGTTTACTGCATGTCTAGTGTAGAATCCTGGGAAAAACACTAAGGTCCCGGCAGTTGGTTTTAGCGATATTTTTTGATGTTCAAAAACTAATTCTCCGCCCTCATAGTCATCGTTTAAAAACAAACCCATAACGTATGTCATGCTGTTTAACTCTTCTATTGGCTGATCTATTGGCCTATCATCCGTGTGTCCATCTAGATAGGCCCCTTGGTGCATATAGTTAACATGAGATCTGTTTAGCTCGAAAGAGGTTCCTCGCATTTTATACTTATCAAGAAAAAATTGTTTGCCAAAAGCTACTGCTTCATAGAGCACATGCTCTGGATCAAATTTGTTAAAAGTATCTTTATTGGAAAAACTCTCTGGTCCGCCTAAGCTTAGGTTGCCATAAAACTCTCTAGGGTCTTCATCCTCGTGAATTAAAAAATACTTTAAAAGGTCTGAACACTGCTTTTTAGTTATGTAGTTTTCAATAACATAGTATGGCTCTATGGTGTTCAAGTGGGCTCCTATACAAAGATTTAAACATAATTATACCTTAATTTAAAACTAAAGACTAAGCGCTAGTTTACGGTATTAGTATAGTCTTATGAGAATTTTAGGTATAAATGAGACTACCCATGATGCCTCTGTTTGCGTGCTAGAAGATGACAATATACTCTTTGCCGGGCATGCTGAGCGCTACTCAAAAGTGAAAAATGATTGGTTTACTAATCCTGAAATATTAGACGAAGCACTGTCTTATGGTAAGCCAGATGCAATTGCATATTATGAGCGGCCGCTAATAAAAAAGCTTAGAATTGCAACTAAGGGTGGCTTTGGTGGGGGCAAACCTTTTTATAAAACCTATGCCCCATTAAAGGGCATTAAGTCCTACAACTTCTCCCATCACTACTCTCATGCGGCCGCTGGGTACTATACTTCTAATTTTAAAGACGCGCTTATTGTAGTTTTAGATTCTATTGGAGAATTTGATACCGGATCAGTATGGATTGGTAGTGGGTCGAACATAAAATCTCTAAAAAAATTAAAATATCCAATGAGCTTTGGTCTTTTTTATTCTGCATTTACAGATTTACTAGGGCTTAAAGCTAATGAAGAAGAGTACATAATGATGGGGATGGCAGCTTATGGGGATCCCGAGAGGTACTGGGAAAAAGTGAATAGCTACTTCCCGATGTCGGGGGTACAAAAGTACAACTTTCATCAAGGTATAACGGACTGGACTGAGCCCATCGGCGATCAGGATCGCTTTGATGTTGCAGCCGCTGTTCAAAAAGTTTATGAGGCCAGGCTCTGGGAACTTATGTGTATGTGGAAAGCAAGGACTGGAAAAGACAATTTAGTCTTTATGGGCGGATGTGCCCTGAATAGTAAAGCTAACACAATGCTTTGGAAAATATTTAAAAATGTTTGGATTATGCCTAATCCTGGTGATTCCGGGTCAGCGTTAGGTGCAGCTGCAGCTTTATATGGGGATCATGTTAGTTGGAGTGGTCCTTATTTAGGGACAAGTATTGGTGGCTCGTACCCAGCTGAAAAAATAATAAACGCTATTATCAAAGATGGAGTAGCTGCAGTGGCAAATGGTAGAGCTGAGTACGGGCCAAGGGCTCTGGGGAATAGGAGTATCTTGGCTGACCCTCGGGATCCCGACATAAAGGACAAAGTAAATTTAATAAAGCAACGGGAGTTGTTTAGGCCCTTTGCACCAGTAGTTATGGAAGAGCATGCTAGTGAATGGTTCGATATGGACTATGCCTCCCCTTATATGCAATATACCCCTAAATGTTTGAAGCCAGAATTAGTCCCTGCGGTTGTTCATATAGATGGCACGTCTAGGGTACAGACAGTTAGTAGGAAGCAAAATCCTGGTCTTTACAGTGTTTTAGAGAAGTGGTACAAGCTTACTGGAGTACCTATTCTCTTAAATACAAGTTTAAATGTAAAAGGTCAACCTATAATTAATGATAAAGTTGACATAAGCAACTGGGAAAAACACTACAAAAGGAAAATATTATTTTAATAAAATTTTTGTACTATCTTGAAAATTTATACTTAAAAGTTAAACATTTTTTTTGTCCTCCAAAAAAAGACAAAACCAAGTACATTTATTAATATAGCATATAAGATACTCACGTGGAAACAATAAAACATTACAGCCAAATTTGGGAAGTTCAAGGGTTTCTTTCAAAAGAAGAACTTCTATATTTTAATGAGCTTCCGAGTAAGGTTTTAGAGCTAGACTGGTTTTCTGTGGACGGGCCGGAGCACTGGAGGGGCAGAGATCTTGTTCTAGAAAAAACTTTAGAACTTGACAATTTAGAAAAAAAAGTTGCTTCTTTGTTTAAAAATTATGAGCGAATTCATGACATACAAAGCCTTCTTCGTTATAGGTCCGGGGATATGCTGGGAGAGCACAGGGACAATAGCGAAGAGTCGGACTATAACAACATATACGGTCTAATAATTTACTTAAATGACGACTACGAGGGCGGGGAAATTTACTATCCAGATGTAAATATTAAGATAAAACCTAAGGCAGGATCTATTGTCATTCATGACGCGGGCATCCTTCACGGAGTAAAGCCTGTCGTTGGTACTAAGATAAGATATGTCTTAACTAGTTTTGTTAAAGGTGACAAAACAACATGTTTTTTAGGAGAATGAAATGCTGTCTGATCAGTTTGTTTTAGATATTTTAGACAATAAAAAGAACGGCTATTATGTGGAGCTAGGTGGGGCTGATCCGATAGAGGGAAGCAACACTTATAGTCTAGAAACAAAATATGGTTGGAAAGGGGTCTCTTTTGATTGGAACGAAAAACACGCTGAGAATTTTAATCAGCTTAGAGAGAATCCGTGTCTTGCAGAAAATGCTTTAACTTTTGACCATAGGAAGTACTTTGAAGAGAACAATTTTCCGGAGAGAATAGACTATCTACAAGTTGATGTAGACACCGGTTACACAGCGGGTGGTCGTCCAATAAGTAATCCTGCAGCAAACCTACTTGGTTTAATTTCTCTTCCACTAAATTCATATAGGTTTTCAGTAATTACCTTCGAGCACGATGCTTTAATTCACTTTAAACTGGGGTCTGTTAGGGATGCCGCCCGTGAGATTCTTGATGGCTTGGGCTATTCTCTAGTTCAACGTCACACTTGGGAAGACTGGTGGGTTGATCCAGAAATATCTCACTATATGACATACAGAAAACATTTTATTGCTTTAGCCCCATAGCTAGCTAAAAACCTGCGCTGGGCCCCCTTTTTACTGTTTTTGTGTTAGGATTTCATTAATAGCACTATACAGGGAGAAATTTAATGACAAGCTATGAAACAAATGATAATGAAGCTAAGTGCCCAGTCCCTCATGGGACTGCTGGGGGTGCCAGTAGTTCACGAGGAACTGCAAATAATGATTGGTGGCCTAATCAGCTGTCACTAGAGCCACTGCTTCACGGTAACCCAAAGTCTGACCCTATGGGCGAGTACTTCGACTATGTCGAAGAATTTAATAACCTAGACCTTGCTGCAGTTAAAGCAGACATTGTTGAAGTTATGCATACATCTCAGTCGTGGTGGCCGGCAGACTACGGACATTACGGTCCGCTATTTATTCGCATGGCTTGGCACTCTGCTGGAACCTACCGAACTACTGATGGTCGTGGAGGCGGTGGACAGGGTCTACAGAGATTTGCTCCACTCAACTCATGGCCTGACAACGTAAACCTCGATAAGGCTCGTCGTCTTCTTTGGCCAGTTAAAAAGAAGTACGGACGTTCGATCAGCTGGGCTGACCTAATGATTCTTGCAGGTAACGTTGCGCTAGAGGATATGGGATTCCCTACTTTTGGTTTTGCTGGTGGACGTGCAGATGTTTGGGAGCCAGACAACACCTACTGGGGTAACGAAACTGAGTGGCTAGCAAGCAAGCGCTACGACAGTTTACGCGAAGCAGAAACTCTAGAAGATCCGCTAGCCGCTGTACAAATGGGTTTGATCTATGTAAACCCAGAAGGTCCGGACGGTAATCCAGATTTCAAGTTAGCTGCTGCAGATATTAGAACTACTTTTGCTCGTATGGCTATGAACGACGAAGAAACAGTTGCGCTTATTGCTGGTGGTCACGCATTTGGTAAGACTCATGGCGCTGGTGATCCTTCTCAAGTTGGCGTTGAGCCAGAAGGAGATGACATCTCGAGCGCAGGGCTTGGGTGGAAAAACTCTCAGGGTAAAGGCCACTCGGAAGATACCATCGGTTCTGGTCTAGAAATAACATGGACTCCTAACCCGACCCGCTGGGATAATGACTACCTACGCCTAATCTACAAGTACGAGTGGGAGATGGAATTATCTCCCGCAGGTGCAAAGCAGTGGGTACCTATTAATTGCGAAGAATCGGATATGGCACCTCATGCTCACCTTGAAGGCGAAATGGTAGTTCCTAGGATGGCAACAACTGATTTAGCTCTTCGATTTGGTGACGAGAAGTACGCAGAGATCAGTAAGAAGTTCTTAGATGATTTTGACTACTTTACAGATGCATTTGCCCGTGCCTGGTTTAAGCTAACCCATCGTGACATGGGACCTGTGTCGCGCTACTTCGGTCCAGAAGTTCCTAAAGAACTATTGATATGGCAAGACCCAATTCCAAAGGGTCCTGAAAACACAGCTGAAGGACTGGAAAAAATCACAGAAGCAATTGACGCTTCAGATTTGACAATCACTGAGCTTGTCAAGCTTGCGTGGGCTTCTGCAAGTTCTTTCCGCAACACCGACAAGCGCGGTGGCGCAAACGGATCTCGCATTCGTCTTGAGCCGCAGATTAGCTGGGAAGTCAATGAGCCAGATCAAATTAAAGAGACACTAAAGAAATTGGAAGACCTGCGCAGCAGTGTGGGTGTAGATATTTCTATGGCTGATCTGATTGTCTTTGCTGGTAGCTATGCAGTGAAACTAGCTGTAGATGGAGTAGGCGAAGGACTATACATCGACTACATAGGCGGTCGTGGAGATGCTACCCAGGAATATACTGACGTAGAGTCTTTCGAGTATCTACGACCGATTGCTGATGGGTTCCGTAACTGGACTCCGGGCAATGAGGAGATTGCAGAGCGTCTACTGATTGATAAGGCAGCGCTTCTTGGGCTAACTCCAACCGAGATGACAGCTCTTGTTGGCGGCCTACGTGTAATGGGTGTCACGCATGGCGGCTCATCTCATGGTGTTCTCACTGAGCGTGTAGGTGTACTGTCTACAGACTTTTTTGTCAACTTGCTAAGCAACGACATTGCGTGGGCACCTAAAGCTGGACAGCCTGGCATCTACGGTTCACATGCTTACAAAGATGGAGAGCGTAAGTGGACAGCAACTCGTGCAGACTTAGTGTTTGCTTCAAATTCAGTCCTACGTGCTATCGCTGAGGTCTTTGCATCAGATGACGGATTGCCGCATTTTGTTCAGGCTTTTGCTAGTGCATGGTCAAAGGTTATGAACGCAGACAGGTTTACCATTTAAGTTAATAGAAAGATCCCCCCGTTAAAGCGGGGGGTTTCTTTTTATTCTGTATACTCTAGTTATGAAAATTAGCTTAAAATCACTTAAAGTAGCCTACATTAACTTAAAAATGTATCCCAATCGAAATACCACTATGGCCAACATGCTCACTCACTATGGGCTTGACTTCATTCGAGTTGAGGGCGTCAACCACAACAAGTTTGACCCAATAGCCTCTGCTCACATCGATGCCCTTAATACTGGGGCAGATCTTATTCTAGAAGACGACTGTATTCCTTTTAACTATAGGGATACCCTTGAGGTCCCTGACGACGCAGACGTTGTTTTTTTGGGTGTCTCTACTGGAACCACTCATACCACAAAGCCTAAGTACAAAAAAGTGTCCGAAGAGATTTATAGGCTGTATGACATGACAACTATCCATGCTGTCCTATATATAACTGAAGCTGGAAGGCAGTGGCTTCGTAATGCCTACGATATGACGGCTAAAGAAAATGTGGGCTTTGATATCTCCACTGCTAGACTAATGTCCACAATTAACGCCTATGGATTGAATAGCCCGGTGTGGTATCAATTTGATCTTGAAAGCCAAACTAAGTTAACCCTAGATGAGGCCCTATTGAGTGATGACTACTTTGGTGGGGGCTACCCGGACTACCCTGCGCCTATTACAGTATTTTAAAAAGAGTTAGCTATTTAGTAGCTTTTGTTGCGTTAACTTAAAAAGTATGCTACACTTATAATCTTATTTGAATTATTTAACTTATAGTGCTAATCTGTTCTCATGATAAAGAGATTTAGTGCTAGAAAAGCTTTTGGGCTGGCTGCCCTAGCCATCGGGCTTTCTGCTGTCATTGTTGCTCCTGCCTTAGGTGTGCAGAACTCTTTTGTCTTTGTTAGCTCTAATACTTCTGTATCCGAGGATTCTAGCCCTAAGAATGTAGATAAGTCTTTACCACAGCCTGCAGTAGAAGTAAGTCCGTCTCCTCTAAACCAGTCTGTACCTAGTGATACAGCTGAAACTTCTACGGCCCCAAGCCCAGCGGCAGTTGTTAAATCTACTCCGACCCCTACAGCTACTTCTACCCCTGCGCCCGTAGCAACAGCTGCCCCCGCTCCGCAAGAGACTTCAGCGCCTGCTCCTACCCCTACACAGGCTCCAGTAATTCAACAGCTCCCCGCAGCGCCTGTAGTTGGGACAGTAGCCGTATCTCAAGTTACTCCAGGAAGTGGGATTGGAGAGGCTGTATTACAGTGGTCTTCCATCCCTGGTGCTACAGAGTATCGAATCTTCAAGACTGGAACAATTAGACCTAGCTGGAGACTCTTCTACATCTATCCTTCTTCTATAACTAGCATCACTATATTTGATCAGCCGGGCTCTATTGCCATTTATAAAATCATGGCTGTAATCAACTCTCAAGAGACTTTATTGGGCGAAGTTACTTATCGACCAACTAACTAAGGTACTAAATATAGCATATTGGTTGCCAGTGTTTTAAAGGTTAATGTACAAAAGGTACTGTACAAAAAGTCCGTATAAACTTAATCCTAAGGTTATACAAAACACCCCTTAACTAGCGCTGTTTTAGGTCTGTCATAATATTCTAGGGAGCTCTTCCCGCCCACATTTTTAGGATAAAACGCTATGGCATCTAACTCAAGCTCAGAATACAAAGTAGTTGCAGACCAGATTGTTTCGCCAGACGAAGACATTATTGTTAATGTACGCGGGGCAATGTATAAGGACTCCATCTCGGAGCCTAATCGCTACGCCACTATTGGCGAAATCGGCGAAGGTGGCGGTGGGGTTACTGGTCCTACTGGCCCAACAGGAGCCACAGGAGCCACAGGACCAACTGGTATTGGTGCAACAGGACCAACTGGTGCGGCCAGCACGGTAACTGGTCCAACTGGTGCAACAGGTCCAACCGGCGCTCAAGGAAACATTGGTCCGACTGGCCCTCAGGGTGCAGTTGGTGCTGATGGCACTATAGGAAACACAGGCCCGACCGGAGCAACTGGGCCAACTGGTGCAGACTCAACAGTTGCTGGACCTACCGGTGCAACCGGCGCGACAGGAGCGACGGGAGCTACTGGACCAACAGGACCAACTGGAGCTTCGGGTTCATCTTCACTACTTAAAGGATCGTTTAACTATTTTGGAGACATGGATGTCACTGTCACAAATGCAGCTGTTGGTGACACATATTTAGTTCTACTCGCAAGCCCAGAAAGTTTGGCGGGAAACCTCTGGACTTGGAATGGGACAGGTTGGACTAACGCAGGTCAGATCCTTGGGCCTACCGGGGACACCGGACCAACTGGACCTACAGGCGAGAATGGCTCAGACGGTGCAACAGGACCTACTGGAGACACCGGACCTACAGGAGCAACTGGCTCTTCAGGTGAACGCGGGGTCAGCTCACTTTCTTGGACATACAAAGTAGGCACAAGCGTAGTAAACGTTGACCCTGGAAATGACTACTTAAACTTTAATGCTGATCCTTTTACTTCGTCTACACAGATTAGGGTAGATGATAACCCTCACGGAATAAACACAACTCTCCATGACTTATTTTTAAGCATTCAGGATGGTTACTTATCTGTAACCTCACAAAGTGATCCTTCATCATATGCAACTTTTGAAATAGTTTCCTGCGTAACTGGCACAGCCACAAATGAGACTTCGCCTGGAAGTTATGTAATCTTCAACGTAGCGTTAGTTAGTACCTATGGAACAATAAGTAATGAAGATTTTGTTACACTATCTATTTCAATTGCAGGTCCGCAGGGCGCAACCGGCCCGACTGGTTTAACTGGCGAGTCGTCCCAGTTCCTGGGGACATGGGAAAGCGTCACTGATTTTCTTGAAGTCTACCAAGGAGGACCAGTAGGACTAGATCCAGCAGACTGGTGGGCTTTTGTAAAAGATAATAGCAACCCATATAAAATTTATGTAGCTCGTGAAGATTCAAACTCCGCAACTGGCTGGGTAATTGATGACAACGAGCACTTTGTTCTGCCAACAGGCCCAACAGGTGCTACAGGTGCTACAGGTCCTACAGGAGATACAGGCCCGACAGGACCGACTGGTGCGGCAGGAGACACCGGACCAACCGGACCAACTGGAACAGCTGGTGCAGACGCGCTCTGGGAGTATCTCGGGGAATATAACGGAGGCACAATTTACGGTGCTGGGGCAGTTGTCACATACGATGGACAGTTCTGGTACAGAAACGTGTACACCTCAGCTGGATATGTTCCTGGTGTCGGCAACACTTACTGGGACTTGCTTGCAGCAAAAGGTGCAGATGGTGCAACTGGACCAACTGGTCCCACTGGTGCAAGCGGAACTTCTGGCCTAGAAACTTCATCAAGATATTCTCCAGTATTTACTGCAACTGGTTTAACCTTTACTGGTACTGGCGCTACTTATCCAACATATAATTCTTACTATGTTAAGGCAGGTAAGCTAGTTAGCTTCGTTATTGAGGTTGACATGTCTACCGTGACAAATTTCGGAACCGGACAGTACAAACTACAGCTTCCATTTACTCCAGCAGTTGGATTTAACCACTTCACTGGCTGGGCATGGGCTGACCCAAATGTGGATCCAGATACTGGAACTGGGCACACAATCATCAATGCTGACACCGCAGGAGTTACTGACGTTCTCGATTTGCACTACCTTAAGTCAGCAGGTGGCGCTAATGCTCCAATTAGAGAAGGCCTCTTTCTCCAAGGCACGCCGGTAACACTTTCAACTATTAGCAAAATTTACATTAATGGTACTTATATAGCCGCTAGCTAGTTTTAACTGAAAAAGCCCCTCCTGTAATGGGAGGGGTTTTTTGTTATAAACTGGAGTAATGGACGCCCCTATCAAAGTCATTAAAAACTTCATTAAAAAGCCAGAAGTCAAGCTACTGATTGATTACATAGACTACCTAGAGACAAACCACTTAGATGAGTTTGCAAGTGATCACGGGGGTAAACGCTTAGCCTTACAGTTTGGCAAAGAGCTTAATGACTACTACGACCGCTGGACGCACTTAAACCTAGACTTAGTCGCGGATAAGCGAGAAGTATTACAGCGCTACTTTAGCCAGATTATTGAAGAAATCCAAGCAAACTTCACTGTGACAGATGGGCTATATCCCTGCGTTCTTTGGATTGCAAAGCAGTACCCGGGTGCCATCGTAGAGGTCCATCAGGACACAGACTACGGAAAAAGCATGCACATTAAGTACACTGGCAGCCTCTATCTAAACACCATGACAAATGGCGGGGAACTTTACTTCGAAGACTTTGACTACACATACAAACCAGAAGCTGGAGACTTAGTCATATTCCCGTCTCATGAAGCGGGCATGCACGGAGTCCGCGAGATAAACGAAGTTAGATACTCTATCTTGCTGTGGATGACCGACTTAGATCATTTGGCCCTATCGTGAGGAAGTAATGGACGCCCCTATTAAATCTGGCAAAGCTCTTCTCTATGCCCGAGTATCTACTCAGTTGCAGGTTAATGATGGAGTGTCGCTGGACGTGCAGGAACGCACGATGGTGAACGCTGCTGAGTTTCATGGCTTTGAGTCGTGGGAGCTGGTGCGTGAGGAGGGCAAGTCCGGTAAGTCGATTACTGGTAGGCCGGCCCTAACCGATGCGCTGGGGCGACTAAAGCGCAAAGAAGTAGACGCCCTTATTGTTACAAGAATAGACAGACTGGCAAGGAGTACTACAGACTTTTTGGATATCGTGGATAGGGCCAACAAGGAGGGGTGGAGGTTGATCATGTTGGACCTAAACCTAGACACCTCGACCTACCAGGGGCGCTTCGTTGTGACGGTGATGTCGGCGCTCGCTGAGATGGAAAGAGGCATAATAGCCGCGCGGCAAAAGGACGTCCATAAGGACCGTCGAGATCGTGGTATCGTATGGGGTGTAGACATGGGTCCGAAAAATAAGACGCCTCTTGACATTAAGGAGCGGATTATGCTACAAAGAAACAGTGGACGCGCCTATGGAAAGATTGCTGATGAGCTGAACGCTGATGGCATTCCTACGCAGAATGGTAGAAAATGGTACGCGTCAACTGTAAAGAATATAGTAGACGCCGCAACTGAGACAGGCGATAAGAGTGGCAGTCCCGAGTAAAGTAAAAATTGGTGCGCAGATCTTTAAGGTCGAAGAGCGTAGCGTAAAGCAAGACGGCACCCTTAACGATAACTCTTATGGTTACACTTTGGACCAGGGGAACCTAATAGTAATAGACGCCTCTATCGCCTTCAACAAGAAACAGCAAACGCTCCTACATGAAGTAATTCATGCAATAGGTATGGTACATGCTGCAGGAATGAAGCAACCAGACAGTAAAGACGGGTATGAAGTTTGGGAGCATCATTTTATTGGCATTTGGGAGTCCCCTATGCTACTGTTCATCAAAGACAATCCTGAAGTTATCGCATGGTTGCAACTAGAAGAGGAGCCTGCAAGTGGCCAAAAGAAAGAGTCAAGAGCCGTCAGGCCCAAGACCAAATAGCGCTTGGATTTGCGAGACCGAGATTCAGGTCAATGGCAGAAACGTTTCTTTTGGGACTGAACTAAAGATTCGTGGCGTCCGGGGAAGATTTAGGTTTGTAAAGAAAGTCACCACTCCTACCACCGAATGGATAGATGTTTGGGGCGGCCCTAAGGGTTCAGAGTCTATGAGAAGTTTTAGACTGGGGCAGATAAAAACGGTGCATTATAAGAATCAGACCGTCGGCAATCTTGCAGTAGAGTACAAAGAGAAGAAAGCCGCAAAGAAAGCAGACCGCGATGGGTAGCAGCGGTGAAGAGTTTTCTCTAAATAATCTACCTAAGTTCAATATCTTCTCGGATCCTGAAATAGATAAATCTCGTTTTTTTAAAGAACTTTCTAAATTAGAAGTTGATGAAGACGCTCAAAGTTTGTTTTTAAGTAAGCATGACGACCCTCTTGTGAGAAACTATAGAGACTCAATCAACGAGTACAAACTAAATACTTTGGGGTATAGGTCGAAAGAGTTTAAGCATGTTCCTCTTGTTACAGCTGGATGTTCTGTAACTTTTGGAGTAGGTGTCCCATATAGTGGTATTTGGTCTACCCTTCTAGCAGAAACATTAAATTTAGAGCACGTAAACTTAGCTACTCCCGGGTGGGCTGCAGAGTCTATTGTTGACAACTTATTCAGATACTTCTATCAGTATGGAAATCCTAAAATAGCTGTAGTGCTTTTTCCTGATACCCAACGGGTGACCATGATTTCTGACAGGGACTACTCTGTAGTTAGCCCAGACATGGGGGACCCCCCCATAAAAATCGTTGAGTCTAGTCTGTATACTACGCCAACAAAAACTAGACCTAATTATTCAAAAAAGCCTCATGATCTTTTGCAGTTTATCCCTCCCGAGTATGGGGTGTATTCAGCATTTAAAGCAATAAACTCTTTAATAATCTATTGCAAATCAGCTGGGATAGAGTTATTTTGGTCAACTTGGGATCCCGAAATGGATTTGCTGGTCTTAGCTGCGAAAGAAGATTGGGCTGCAGATGCATACTCCAACTATGTGTCTTATTCTAAAGACCCCCCTACTACTTGTCATCAAGAGTTACTAGACCTATTTGGAGAGAATTTCTACTCTGGGTATGATGGAATGCTTGACAAAGAGAGTGTCAATAAGTCTCATCCTGGAGTTCACTATCATGTACATGTTTGTGAAACTTTTTATGAGAAAATAAAGCAAAAATAAGCTAAGCTTATTTAATAAAGCAACTGAGGAGATTAAAAATGACAGACGCCCCTATTGTTAACATCGAAGTACTAGAAGGCGGATACGTTCCTATTTATGCAAGGGATGGAGATGCTGGTTCAGACCTACATGCAAGTGAGGGTGGGTATGTTCCTGCTGGTGGTCATGTGCTTATGAAGACCGGCATCAAGATTGCGCTTCCTTATGGCTACGTTGGTCTGGTGCACCCTAGGAGTGGATTGGCAATGAAGCAAGGAGTGACCGTTCTTAATGCTCCTGGAACTATAGACTCGGGCTACAGGGGTGAGGTTGGAGTACTTCTACACAACACATCAACCGTAGACGTCTACATTGCTCCTGGAGATAGAATTGCTCAGCTGGTTGTGCAGAAAGTTGAGACGGTAGAGTTTAATAGGGTAGACGCCCTTACTGAGTCTGACAGAGGCGAATGCGGATTTGGCTCTACAGGAGTTTAGATGTTTTATTGTAAGGACGCTGCAGAGAGGTTTCTTGAGAAAGAGTCCGTAGATCTATTTATTGGGCATCCTCCGTACTACATGTCGGAGCTGGTGTTTAATGGTGGTGACCCGTCTAAGCAAATGCAAAATGTTGAAAGCTTAGAGGCATACTGGAACAACGTGGCTACGTCTGTGGCTCACATGGAGTACGCCTTAAAACCAGATGGTCACATCTTTATTGCTTTAGAAAACACGTATTTAGGTCTTGGTGTCATATCTAAAATAGCCTCTAAAACATCTTTAGAGCTTCAAAGTATCCGAATGTGGGACTACTCTACATCTCCAAATATGCACGCTGTCAGTACCATAATTTTTGCTCATTATGCTAAAAACGTTTGGGGTCCGGGAGATGACCCATCCGGTCCGTACATTTTAACTAATTCCTGGGAAGAAGCTGAGCAGGAACTAAAAAAGTATCGAGATGACTATATGACTACTGGATCCGCTCCAGCCGGTTTATATCGAGAAATGATAGAAAACTTCTCTAGAGAAGGGGATACAGTTTGCGATTTATTCGCTGGATCTGGTACTGTACCTTTAGTAGCTATAGAGC